GGTATCACGATTCCATTGCCGGGCGGCAGGTCGATCAAGGCAACGGGCACAGGCGGTGTGCTTTGCGTCTTATCTGTTGCCACGGTGTACGGGCTGATGAAAATCCATGGAGTGATTTAATGGACTACAAGATAGACAAGGTTTCCGTATTCTGGACAGCGGGCACAGCGCGTATGTCGAAGGCCATCATGTACCTTGAGGATTCCGCTATCAGCCACACGGGCATCGAGTTCCAATTTCCGCATGTGACCCTGCTTGTTGAGTCGCTGGATGAGGGCGTAGTTTGGACACCACGCGAGCATATCGACCGTGCTATGGAGGCAGGCAAAATCAACAGGTATCATACGGTGGAGCTCCACACGCTCCCGCCGCAGAGATCCAGCATGTACCGTCGCGCACTCCTAGAACACGGTGCCGGCTACGACTGGGGCCAGCTCCTGATCTACTCGGCATGGGTCAAGCTTTGGAAGCGGCGTGACTCAGACTTCCTGAAAAAGTTATCGGCCAAATCTAACCGCGTAACATGCAACGAGCTTGACGTTAAAATCTGCTACGGGCTATGCGCTGAATTTGCAGAGGCTGACTGGACGTGGACCCCGGAAGGCATATTTAAGCACTTAAACGACGGAATGGGCAGCAAGGAATATTTCGCATCCTCCACCAACACCCCCGCTACCTGACCTGACTATCCCGCTGGAGTTCATCTCTCTCCAGTAGGTCAGCAAGCAAGGCCCACGCTCCCCTAGCGTGGGCTTCTTGCTGTCGGGGTATACCTTGGCCTACCCCATACACGATAGGCCCGTGCAGAACCCACAAATGCTCTGGTTAAATAAATGAAGAAAGTTGTTTACACCGGATTCATGTGGAGCTATTCTCTCAATCAGATGAAAGCACAGCCCAAACCTATAGACCCTATCGAACAGAGATCAATCGGCATGAGAGCATCCGTCTGGGCTAGACTAGATGCACTGTCTGAACAGCGGTCTTGGATTAACAGCACATCCGAATTACTCAGACCTTTAATATTCAACATCCTCTCTACTGAAGAAGCTGAGCAGGATAAATTAAGCAACCCTGACGAGCTGGCATGACGGATACCATTATTTACGAAGGAGCTATCACTGATAAGACTCTTTCGGTAGACAGTGACCCCCATGCTGGCTTGCTGGGTAATGATGTGCAATCAACAAACAAGGAGGCTAAGGCATGAACATGACGGCAGACGTAATAGACATCAACGGCAAGAAGTACGTTCCAGCGGATAGCGTTCAGCCGACAAAGGCTGAAAGCGTGGATGGTATGGACTATGTGATTGTCCGTACATATTCAGCGGGCGTACATGCTGGGTATCTTAAATCTCGTTCTGGCAAAGAGGTAGTACTGGTTAATGCACGGCGGCTTTGGTTTTGGAAGGGCGCGGCTACGCTGTCGCAGTTGGCTATGGAGGGTGTGAAGAGTCCTAGCGATTGTAAGTTCCCTTGCGAGGTTAGCTCAATCACGCTGACGGAGGCTATCGAAGTGATTCCCGCAACAGCGGCGGCAAAGGCGAGTATTGACGGGGTGGCGATATGGAAAAAGTAGACATGCGGGGCAAAGCATCTGGCTATGGCTCTGGCGCTGGCTATGGCGATGGCTCTGGCTCTGGCTATGGCTCTGGCTCTGGCTATGGCTCTGGCTATGGCGCTGGCGATGGCTCTGGCGATGGCTCTGGCTATGGCTCTGGCTATGGCGATGGCTCTGGCTATGGCTCTGGCTATGGCGCTGGCGATGGCTGATTAGCAAACAGTGGGCCGCGCATACTTACTCACGCGGAGAATTTCTAGGAGGATAACTAATGACCAAAGAAATTAAAGACGGTATCTACTACGACATGCCAGCGGAAGAATACTTCGCTCTGCCATTCGTATCACGCTCGAGCCTGACGCCTCTATGCCGTGGGCTCACGGCGGCTCATTACAAGGGCAGGCTTGAGAAGCCTATGGTGGCAACCAAGGCTATGACCTTCGGGACTCGGGCTCACTCTGCTGTGCTCGAACCTGACAAGCAGGATGAGTACTTTCCACTGCCTTCTACAATAAAGCGAAGGGCTGGTGCAGAATACGAACTACTCTGTGCTGAGAACCCAGAAGTTACATACCTACCTGCTGGCGAATGGTCGGAGATGAAGGACGGTATCTCTTCAGCTCTCCGTGTAGCTGAGAACGTGAATGCTCATGCTGAAGCCAAGGCTATCCTTGACCGGCTACCTTACCGTGAAGTGTCCTTTGTCTGGACTGATCCGGAAACAGGTATCAGGTGCAAGGCGAGATCTGATATGGCCGGTGATGATCCTTGTGAGATGGCTGACCTGAAGACTACGGGCAAGTCGGACCCGTACATAGCAGTAAGGGCAGCATACGATCATGGCTTGGATGCACAGGTAGCATTCTACGGTGATGGCTGGAGCATCCTGCACGGGATAGACCCAGTGCAGACACCCTGCCCATTTAGTTTCATCTTCGTAGAAAGCGCATGGCCTCATCTGGTAAGTGTATGTGATGGGCTGGCAGCGTATGATGAAGCCAACGAAACCACACATCCTCGTGGCTACCTGATGAACGGGCGCGATGCATACCAGAACGCGCTCAAGACTATCAAGGAATGTACTGAGACAGGTGTATGGCCTGGTCATAGTCCTGAAGTGATGGAGATGGTGTTACCGAAATGGAGGGATCTGAACGCATAATGAAATCACTTGCAGAACGTATCGCTATCATGGAATCTTTTGGGCTTGGCTCGCGGATAGAATCATCTGGCGCTATCACGGATGCACGATCATGGAGCCGTGAAGATGATCCTTCATGGGATTGGACACATTGTGATTACCGAGTAGTGGCACAGGCTTCATACAGGCCATACACTAAGGAAGAGTTTATCGCAGAATTATCTGCTGGTATGACTCACTTATATGAGATAGCCAATCATGTTGTTGTAGGTATTGACACGGTAGATGCAACAGTAGGGATGGCAACGGGACCATCATTGGGATTCAAGGAAGTATTTGAACAGTACACGAAGTTGGATAAAACACCAGTAGGGAAGAAGGAGTAGGAAGATGGGACTAATAGTAAAAGCAGAAGGCGGCAAGACTTATGACCCGATACCGGAAGGCGTGCATGTAGCGGTATGTTACAGCCTTGTGGATCTTGGCACTCAGCACAATAGGCACTACGACAAGTACGTGCGTGAAGTAATGGTAACATGGGAACTTCCTCATGTACGTGCTGAGTTTGAACGCGATGGGACAATGGTTAATCTCCCACGTGCTATCAGCAATAAGTACACACAGAGCCTGCACAAGAAGGCTTCACTGCGGAAAGACCTGGAAGCATGGCGCGGCAAAGCGTTCACGAAGGCTGACCTTGATGGGTTTGATATGAAGGCTGTACTAGGAGCAGCTTGCCAGCTTCAGGTGATTCACAACACATCGGCAGATGGTGAGAAGGTGTACTCCAATGTCAAGGCTATCATGGGACTGCCCGGTGGGATGGAAGCACCAAAGTCAGAGAATCCGCTGGTGTACTTCAGCTTTGATGACTGCAAGACAGACGAGCTCCCTGCTGATCTGCCTACTTGGCTACGCGAGATTATTGCAGAGTCCAAGGAATATGGGGAACGCAAGGAAGCATCGAACAGGATACCAGAAGCAACTAACGAGCCTGAGATTATACGTGACGTTGCTCCTGCTGGTCCTGAACAGTCAGAACCGCCAGCGGGTATTGATCCGGTAAGTGGTGAGCCTGAAGCGGAAGAGAATTTCCCGTTCTGATCTGAACGAAAACTGCAACAAAGTAGCATAGGGATAATGCGATGACCGAAGAGATGCAGAAATACGAATCAGGGTTAGAGCCTGAGAAGCACAACGCACTGGCAGTAACCTTCAACCCCTTCATGGAAGAAGTGCAGGGGCTGTTGGAAACTGCCAAGACCGTTAAGGTCACGAGCGTTGATGACATAGACGCAATGCAGACAGCCAGGGTCACACGGCTTGGGCTGAAGAAGATCAGAAGTGACGTAGAAAACACAAGGAAGAGGCTTAAAGAGAGTTGTCTACGTGAGGGCAAGGCGATTGATGGCATGGCGAATGTTATCAAGTTCGTTATTGTTCCTGTCGAAGAAGGCTTGCAGGAGCAAGAGAACTTTATAAAGAGGCTTGAGGCTGAACGTGCCTTTATGATTGTTGCCGAACGTACATCTAAGCTGGAAGCTTTGGGTGTTGACTGTCAGCACTTCAATCTGGGCGAGATGAGCGAAGACGACTTCAGCAAGCTACACGAGACATTCCAGCTACGCTACAAAGCCACCAAGGAAGCCGAACAGGCAGAAGCTAGGCGCATAGAAGCTGAGAAGGAAGCCAAGGAAAAGGCTGCCGAAGAGGCCCGTGCTGCTGAAAAAGCGGAACGTGAGCGAATAGAAGCTGAGAACGCCAAGCTCAAGGCGGCTAATCTGGCTTCACAGAAGAAAGCCCAGGCAGAACTGAAGAAGGCAGAGCTGGCTCGTAAGAAGCTGGAAGCTGAGAAGAAGGCAGTAGAGGCAGAAGCTGAACGTATGAAGAAGGAAGCACAGGACCGGGACTTCGAAGAGGAACGGTTACGTCTTGCTTCTGAGCAGGCAGAGAAGGATGCTGAAGTAGCTAGACTCAAAGCTGAGAAGGAAGCCAAACAGAAAGCACTCGCTGCTCCGGACAAGGACAAGCTTGAATCTCTGGCTACTGATCTCTGCGCTCTACAGATCCCACCAGTTTCAAGTGATGTTGCACTGAAGGCTGTTCAGCAGCTACGTGGTATCCTGAATGGTGCTGTGAAGTGTCTGAGGACTGCGGTAACGGAGCTGTCGGAGTGAAGCGTTCTGGTATAGCTCGTAAGCCTAAGAAGGCTAAGAAAAAGCCTGCAAAGCCAAAGTCTTATCCGCGCAACCATAAGCACTGGAAGAAATTGGCCGATACGGAATTGACGCGGCTGACCAAGGGCCATCCATGCGAGGTCTGTTGCTCAGTCAACGGGACTTGCGGCCATCATCTAATCGAGAAAAGCAGGAGCGGGGTACACCGCCACAACATCGAGGAAAACATTGTAATCCTATGTCCGTCGCATCACACGATGGGCAACACACTCGCCGCACATAGCTCAAGCATGGCAGTAGTGGCCGCGTTCATAGATTGGATGCGCGAGAAGAAGCCAGAGCAGGCACAGTGGGCTACAGATCACTGTCACGATAAGGGCAAGATAGATTACCGGGCATCATACGAACGTCTGAAAGAAATGACATGGGAGGAAAAGCCTATGAAATTTAGCTGATCCAAAAACATATATACCCTCAATACCGGGGACGCCACCGGTTATTAAGGCGTGACAGCCAGGAGAGACTGGTAACTCAATGAAAGGATGCAAGACCATGAGTAAGAGCACACACTATAAAATCTACCAGCCAATATTAGAAGCATTGATACTTGGTGGGTACATGATTAAGTTCGGACCAAAAACCTGCGCCAAGCCGAGCGACTTCAAAGAGCGCAGGGATGCTGCCGTGGACTACTACAACGGCCGGCATAACCAACGGCCAAATCAAATTGACATGGAATGTCAGTTATTCCATGCAACTATCAACCATCAACTTGCGACCATAATAGATCTTGTTGATGCTTATTATGTGCCTAATCAGGAGATAGGCAAATGAGTAAGAAAACAGTACACGCAGTGGCTTCGGCAATGTTCACATACGCACTCTGGGGCAAGTTGCCACCACCAATTCACAACTACCACCCAGCACCCAGTAAGGAACGCGACTGCCTACTACCAGGCTGTGAAGTCAGGCACACCCACAATGGCGGGTACTGCTGTGCAGATCACTGTAAGCAGCACCGTGAGTTGCGGGAGGTGTCCAATGGATAGGCATTGTAATAAGTGCGGGCATGATTGGGAAACATTCACCGTGCGGCCTAAGCGATGCCCAAAATGCGACAGCATTCGATGGGCAAGCGTCGGTAAGATGGGCCATATTGTAAACGGCAGCAGCGATTGGATGGAACTAGCGTCGGGCTGCTATCAAAGGAAAAACCACATACACGGGTATAGGATATAAGGATGGCAACCAAATGAGCCGCAACCTGACACTGATAGCCCACCGCACAGAAGTACTCAACCTGAAGCGTAAGATCACAGCACTGGAGGATGCACTGATAAAGATGGCAGATCAGGGACCATTGGCCAAACATCACACTGCTTACTGGTTCATTATACAAGCACGCAAGGCACTGGGAAGGGATGTTAATACCAATGAGCACTCCAATCGTTAGACCACCTGACCCTTACGAGGTGCTGGGAGTAGCAAGGGACGCAGACGATGCTGTAATCAAGGCCGCTTACCGTAAGCTGGCTTTCAAATATCACCCAGATCAGAACCCTGATGGCGGTGCTGCTGAGAAGTTCGTACAGATAGCCATAGCTTACGAGATACTGAGCAATTCACAGGAGCGTGCTTACTATGACCGGACTGGTCAGCGTGAAGTAGACAATACCGAGCAACTGGCTTGTCAGAAGATGGCCGGCTCACTCATGTCGATCATCCAGCTGTCAGGCGAACGTGTTACGAAGATGGATGTGATCGGGAGCATAAACGATACGTTCCGGAACGGTATCATAGGTGAGAAGGACAAGATCAAGGGCATGAAGAAGCAGATCAAGTTCATTAAAGGTGTGAATAAGAGGCTGAAATGCAGTAATACTGATGGTTCGTTCCTGAAAACATGCCTGACCGACACCATCCAGTGGCTGACCGTAGCCATAGGATCTGCTGAGAAAGAGATTATGGTACTGGAGAAGGCGATAGAGATGCTGAACGACTACGAGTTTGAATATGATGAGCCAGAGCCTATCTCGCCGTATTCCTACGGTTCAACAGGTGCTTACAAGACAGCCTATGAAGCTGCAAAGCCGTGGTAATGGAAAAGACAGGTACAGATAAGGGTTCAGGGATTCAGAAGGTTTTAAGAGGCAATGAATGCGATAAGGGGGGTAACAATGACTAACCTACCAAGCTGGCTGACCGGGACACTGAACAAGCATGAGCGTGAGGCGATGGAAGTACTCAGGGACTTGCTGGATGCTGCGTGGGGGAAGGGCTGGTGTACGGCTGAAGATATCAAGCACCCACCGATGGAGCCCAACCTAATCGGGTGCTGTTTCAAGAGGCTTAGAGCTTGCGGGCTGTATCAGACAGAAGAGCGGGTGAAGCCTACCCAAAAGCAGAAGCATGGCCGGCCTTTGTATAAGTGGGCTGTCAGGAGCAGTGCCAGGCTGGAGCAGGTACGGTCTGCCATCACAGCCATGAACAGACGTACTCTAACAAGGGAAGAACCAGCGCAAGAATCGAACCAGTATTTGCTAGCAGTATAGGAGGGATAGGATATGAACTTAGATGAAGCCAAAGGGGCAGCAGAGCACCTTGTTTACCTGATAGAACCAGGTTGCGACAGGATCGCTATTGCAGGGAGTGTACGAAGGCGTAAGCCAAATCCGGGCGACATAGAGATAGTATGTATTCCGAAGACAATCCCTATACTGGACCTGTTGGGGGAGGTGGTGGGAATAGAGCGTGATATTCGCTTCATAGCTGCTGTTGATTGCATGAAGACACTGAAGGGCGATGCTGTTAAGGGCAGGTACATGCAACGGCTGACATCTACAGGGATCAAGGTAGATATATTCACAGCTACTCCGATCAACTGGGGCTATCAGTTAGCAATACGTACCGGACCAGCGGAATACTCGCACAAGGTACTGGCCCGAGGCTGGGTAGGTAAGAACTTTCATGGTGTGGATGGGAACCTGACTCATTTGGGTCAGATCCATCCAGTACCAGAGGAAGAATACTTGTTTGAATTGCTTGGCCTTGAATGGGTTGAGCCTTGGAATAGGAGGGGATAGGATGATACTGACGAAAGAACAAAGAGATGAACTGCTGAAGGCGTCTAAGCCGTTGATAGCGTGGCTGAACGAGAATTGCCACCCTCACTGTACGGCTATGGTAGAGAACGACCGTGTTGAGCTCCTAGAGGGCGTATGCATGGAGAAGACAAATCTGTTCCTGAAGGATTAACAATGGCCCTCACGAGAACATTGCAGCGTTTGGTCTTGCGTCCCGTTGCGTGTTCTCTGGGGGCTTTGCAGAAGAGGTTGACAACTTGGGATTGGTCGTGGTATTCTTCTCAACATGATGAGATACAGACACACGAGTTCCTACTTAATAATACGATCCCCGTCACACGCCTATGGTGTGTTCTGGTCTCATCACCGGCGGGGATCTTTTTCTTTGTTTTGGGTATGACGGACAGAGGCTTGGAGCTATAAAAGGTGAAAGCGATGATAGAACCTACGTATTGGAATGACCCCGACTTCGACCACATTGAAGACCTTAACCCCTTGGCATTTTACTTGTACTGCATCAGCAACAGCGATGTAACTTGCATAGGTGCTTATAGGTTTTCTTATAGGAAAGCTACACACGAAACCCGATTAGAGAGAAAAGACCTAGAAAGGGCTTTCAAAGTGCTTGGCGTTAAACTCAGGTACGACGAGAAGACAGGCTGGATATGGGTTCCAGGCTATTTTGCTAGGCAGTTTCCTAGTGTTCCACACATAAATATGGTTAAAAGCGTGCTGGGAACCCTCTCTGCTTTAGAAGATTCAGACTTTCCGTGGTGGCAGGAGTTCTACGACAAGAACTCTTCACTTATAAAGCGCTTCCAAACGGCTTATAAAGAACGTACAAAGGACTTCGAAAGCCTGAAGGGGAATGGGAAGGAGAAGGGGGAGGGGAAAGAGAAGAAGGTTCGGGCCATCGTGAAGGAGTCTGACAAACGTAAAAAGCGTGTTGAGATAAACAGCCCTCTCATGGTTCGGATCGGCAAATGGTTTAACCGCAAGGATTATACCCTCTGGACAATCTACGAAGAAGAATCGCTTGCGATGTTGCGGCCACTCGTAAAAGATGATGTTGACGTAGTGGAAAAATATTATCTGCATACGGTGGTGAAGGACGAATTTCATCCGAAGCGGCTCAACCTTGAAACAGTACTCAATAACTGGCAGAGTGAAGTTGACCGCGCCCGAGGCTGGCTACCAGCAAAACCAACGGGAGGCTTCGTACAGCGATGAAGCCATACTACAAAGACGATTATGCAACCATATTCCACGCGGATTGCCGGGAGGTACTGCCAACGCTGGACAAGGTTGACCTTGTGCTGACTGACCCGCCTTATGGGATAGCGTACAAGCATGGCGGGGGGAATTACGCAAACGCACCCACGGTAATTGATGCGGTAGCTGGTGATGATACTCCGTTCGATCCGGCATTCCTACCGCGCCCAATGATTGTCTGGGGCGCAAACCATTACCACGCGAGGATTCCTGACGGGGGAAGATGGCTCGTGTGGGACAAGCGCGAGGGCGTTATACCAGAGCGTGACCAAGCCGACTGTGAGCTTGCATGGTGTTCAGATAAGGGCGTTGACCGGATGTTTCGGCATTACTGGGATGGGTTTAATAGAAAGTCGGAGCGCGGGATTCCGCGTGTTCACCCGACACAAAAACCAGAAGCATTGATGAAGTGGTGTATGGGGTTCTACCCCGAGGCGCAAACAATCCTTGACCCGTTCATGGGTTCAGGCACAACGCTACGGGCCGCGAAAGACCTACGGCGCAAGTGCATCGGCATTGAGCTGGAAGAGAAGTACTGCGAGATAGCTGCGATTCGCCTACAGCAAGAGGTATTAGCACTATGACCCACGAACTGAAAAACCTTGAAGACCTACACCAGCAGTACATGATTGACTCGCTGGTTTCACAGAAGTTCTCACTCGACTGGGGCAAGTGGCTCCCATCGTTAGGAGAAAAGATGCGCCCGGCGTTACGCGGTGAGCTGATATTCTTCTTAGGTGACACGGGAACGGGGAAAACAGCCGTATTACAGGCGATAGCCAAGGCCGCTAACCCGCTCCCTGTGCTGTTCATGGAGATGGAGCTACCCGGCACACTGGCCTACGAACGGTTCGCCGCGATGCACTCAGGCGTGGATTGCAAGAGCATACAGGCCGACTACAAGCAATCCAGCACCCACGAGGATCTTGAAAGGCTACGTCCCTACTTCGAAGGGCTGGAACACATCATTGTATGTGACGAAAGCCGAATAGACGAAACGGCACTGTCTGAGATCATCGAAGTGGACTACCCAGAGAAGTACGGGCACAAACCGGTGATAGTCATAGTCGATTACATTGGGCTGATGAACAGCAAAGGCGCCAAGCGTTACGAACGGATAGCCCAGGCAGCGCAGGAGCTCAAGCGCACAGCTAAGGCCACTAACACCATCATAATCTGTGCTTCACAGGTCCACAGAAGCGGCGAAGACGGCAATACAGGTGAGATAGGACTGCACTCAGCGCGGAATGCCGGTGAGATTGAGGAAAGCGCCGGCATAGTGTTCGGTCTGATGCGCGGTGATGACGAAGACAGCAACCTACTGCGGGTCAAGTGCCTGAAAAGTACAAAGGATGGTGGGGGCCATGAGGTCCGGTGTGATTTCGACGGTAAGACCATGCGGATCACCGAGCGAACATACCAGACAGGCACAACCGAGGACTGGATACCCCCTGATGATGATGATGATGACATAACAGGACCGGGGTTTTAGGAGGTAGAGATGAATGAGGACAGCGGGATAATCGAGATGAAGTGGCAGAGCTTTAGGGGAATAACCCCCAACGCAACAAGGAGATAGCAGAATGAAACGAGTAGTAGAGACAGACGACGGTGGAATGGATGCAATGCTGGGCGAAAAGATTACAACGTTTTGCGGAGTGTATATTTACACCGGCACGCTCGCAGGCGTAAATGCAAACCATATCGAGTTGGCAGACGCAAAGCTGGTTTATGAGACAGGCCCGCTCGACACCGGAGATTGGTCTGACGCACAGTCGTTGCCGTCTCCGTGGCGCGTTATGCTGGCAGGCATTGAGAGCTGGGGTCCGGCAAAATGTTGATGCCAGTTAATAGCAGGAGATGGAGTAGGAGCAGGAGTAGGAGTATGAGTAGGAGTGGGAGTTGGAGTAGGAGTAGGAGTATGAGTAGGAGTGGAAGTAGGAGTTGGAGTTGGAGTGGAAGTAGGAGTTGGAGTTGGAGTGGAAGTTGGAGTTGGAGTGGAAGTAGGAGTTGGAGTTGGAGTGGAAGTAGGAGTTGGTAATTGTGTGTTAGTGGGTTGTGTATATTTATTATGTGGAGATGAAGTGGCAGAGTTTTAGGAGGCAGGGATGAGCAACACAGTTGTCACCAGCGAGCAAGCAAAAGTATACCGCGCAGGGTCACGCCGCTTTTTTACAAAAAATGCGGCCTATAATCACGCAGCACGCGAGAAAATAAAGAGCAGATGCGACTGTGGACCAGTAGATGATGCAGATTTTAAGACGGGCTATATGCATTATTGTTGCCGCTATCACACGGATTATGATTACCTTGTCAGGTTGCAGGCGCGGCTTTGCCGGTGGTATAAGCATATTGATAAGGTCGCGAAGCAGGCAACACAATGACCCCATCACAGATAATATTCGGCGGCGCAATCATCTTCATAGTGCTGGCGGCGCTGGTAGAATGGCTGGTGATCTGGAGCGGAGGGCGCAAGCCATGAAGCCAGAATGCCACACATGCCTAACATGGGATTTCCAACACACGCTGAAGATAGGCGCAGTCCATTTCGCGGAATGTAGCAACCCGCTGACAAATGGGGAGAAGGCCAACAATCACAAGAATGTGCGGAAGGATGTTGCATTGCCCGGATACGAGGGCTGTATGTTCGGAGAGGGATTCAGTTGTCCCCATTATGAGGTGAGGAAATGACCGAACCCAAAACAATACGCACGATAACAGAGACATGGCTGACAGAAAATGGCTACACAGGGCTGTGTGACTCCACAATCGAATGTGGTTGCATAGTTGGTGATCTTATGCCGTGCGCCGATGTTGGGACGACAACGTGTGAACCGGGCCATAAGGTAATACAAGTAACTGGCGATTGGCTCGTTTTTCCTGGCAAAGAAGCACCAATCAACACCAAAACCAGCGCAAAAGCGTCAGCCCCCTACACCGGTGATAAGGAGATAGGGGAGTGAGCTATTGCCCAGAATGCGGTGGAAGGACATCAAACGGCGTTTGCTCCAACTGTCAGGAGGAACTGTATATCCTTCGAAACCAGGCCGATGTACTGGATCAGCCCATGAGCGTTGAGTTTATGGCAGAGGTAGATGAGCAATATGCTTTTCTCAAGCGGAAAGAGAGGATTGAGTAGAACCCCGGTGCGATTATCCCAATAGCTTCCCCAACCAGCCACAACAAAGCCCCCAGTGAAGCCTAGAAGCTCCAACTGGGGGCTTACCCTTGTCTGGATATGCCTTTTCCCCTACTGCCCTTTTTCGAGCAGTTTAGATACAGCCTTGTTGACCAGGTAGTTGATCGTGATCGTTGGCCCGTCATTTCCCACGTTTTTCTTAGCTGCCAGCTTCTCCAGTTGATCCAGCAAACCGGGCTGGAACCGTACCGTTCTATTATTCACCTGCATTTTTCGCCCCCTTTTCTATTATGATGCTTATAATTAACAGCAATATCATTGCCGCCGTGATGCTGTAGCCGGGCATTATACCCCAGCCCGTGCAAGTTCAGCGTCCTGGTGATACCTATCCTTGACCGCCGGTGATCTCCTGTTTGTTCGTGTTGGCAGCTTTCCCCCAGGTTTCCGCATGATAAAGCGGATAGTCTGGACTAGTTCCTGCTTGGTTATTACGTCCCGCAGACCCAATGCCAGGGCATTACGCGCCTCTTGTTCTTGCCACAGTGCCTCTTGTATGTTGTCCGTTAGTGTTGGCGTCATATCGCTTTTCCCCTTTGTTATGTAGTCATTATCCAGCGCAAAAGAATTACCCCCCTACTACCGGAGCAAATAAAGCTACAACGGCAGCAGGGGGGGAGTGTTACCACCTGGCGGTTATCGCCAAAGCGTCTATAAAGCATGTATATCCCGGCAATGTATCCCAAACGGCCTTGATCGATGCCCGTTCTGGTTCTGTGGGCTCGATTCCCCCCATGATCCTACTGGCGCCGGTGTTTAGCTCTTGGTAACGCGCCTTTGAAGAAATAGCCCGTGCACGGTTCACCATTCGGGCCGTTTCGGGATTGCGTGCCATATTGCCAAGCGTCTTATGCCCGGTGTATTCCATAGCTTCGCACATCCCCCCCATGTTATCTGCAGCCTGGAGTGTACTCTCAGCAAATTGTCTATCTGCATAGGTTTTCATTATTCGCCTTTCACTATTTCAACGTTGATGCACTTGATCATGATATCAGTCTCAATGCCGTAATTGAACGTGCGGCCAATAAAATATTTCCTAATCTCTTTATCAGTTCCGTTAATGCTCGTTATGTAGTCCGTGCCGTCCTCAAGATATACTCTGCAGGCTTTCATTGCCTTATCCCTCTCCTGTTTGTGTTTCGGTTTATCCCTTCCCGGACTTGTGACCGGGTATAAGCTGCATTACCGGCGCCCACAAGCTAAAAAGCCTATAGGCGCCGTCACTCTGCATTAGTACTTACGGCAAGGCATTACAACGCCGTAAACGTCCCCGGCTTTGCTTCTGATTATGATCTTTAGTGGCGTTAATGATGGTACTGTTTTATCAATGGTAAAATCCACCATTGCCCCGGAATTCTTGCCAGGCTCTAGCGCCTTGCAAGCTTTCGCGATATCTTCCAGCATGATACCGGAAAGAGTAAACTGCGCAGTATCCTCTTTTGAAATGTCCGGTATAACCTGCTTATAGTTTGGATATGTTCCATCAATCGGCTTGTATTCCGTTTTGCTGGAAACCGAGCGATCCGTGCTTACAATCTCATTCTTGCTGATAATGGGATTGCCCAGTATTGCTATTGACTTGCTGACCTTCCGACCTTTCCAGGCTGACGAAAGCGCCTCTGTTGGAATAATCGTATCATCTTCCAACGGTTCACCGGTTACACCTTCGGGCAGTTCACCGCCCTCGACAGTGTCAACATCGGCATATAGCAAGATCCGGCCATTAGTTGCAACCATACGCGATTCCGAGAAGTATACACTCTGTAGGATAAACCGTGTTTCGTCTGTACTCGCAGCAACCGCAACCGCCCGAGCTCTTGGCCCATATACCGGATACATCACTGGCGCCGGTGTTTCCTCTGTCGGCATTTTAACTTTTAGTGGAATTGCGGTTTTGGTCTCTTCGTTTACTGTGCTCTTACTCATGGTCTTGCATTCCTTTTCTTGTGTTGCGTCAATTACGGGTTCCAGTGCCAATCATTCGACAGGATGTATTCATCGAGATCGCGCTCCTCAGCCCCCGTTAAATCATCTCCATCAGTGTGCTTTATCTCTGCGCCGATTGAGCGGGTAAAACCGTTCAGTTTTTGCAGACATTTATATGCTGCGCCGACCGTCCTGTGTTTGTGTCCGCAATCCCAGATTACAATTGCGTGACAATGGCCGTCACTGTCAACTGTCCAGGAGTTTTGATCATGCTGTTCAACGTGGTATGTTTTATTCATTGTCTGTTTTCCTTCTCTTGTGTTGCGGTTTAGCTCCTCACTACGTCAATAAATGTGGGCGCGAGCCAATTGCCTTGATCTGCAATGGCCGCTTGAGCCGACGTATGGATAGTCAATATGCCTAATGTTTGTGCGTCGCGGACTCTATATCTCTTCATTGTCTTGCGCCTTTCATTATGTGTTTTCCTCTTCACTGATTAGATACTGCACTATCCTATACCGCTATGCAATAATTATTTGCATAAATAATCAGGGGTATTGACTAGGCCATATTGGTACATGTATCATGCCAATTGTGACCAAGATCAAAACAAGCGCAAAAGAAAGGTGCCCAGAATGACAGACCCTAGGAAAGGCAAAGCAATCTATAAGGGAGAGAGTGATCCGATACCGGCACCAGAAACCCGGCCTGGTCAGCCCGCAGAGCCCCAGGACGCAATCAGCCCGACACCGGCCAAAGCAGCTAAACAGCCCGATATAGCCAATTTAGAGCATAACAGCCCAAAACAAGGCCGCGAGGATGCCACACAAGGGCCTAAACAGGATCAACCCATACCTAGACAAGGGGGTAACAAGACCGAAACAAGCGCAACAGTGATACCTGCTATAAAGCGCAATCACCACATAAGCAAAGGGAAAGCAGACCATGTATGCAAAGAGACGCCTCTGCCACTAGCACGAGCAACGCAAACGGCAATAGAGCTGAGACCGCCAAATCTCAGCGATAAGCACAATCAACTCCTGATAGACAGCCTCTTTCGCAGCGATGAACAAGCATCCAAGCTTCACAAGTACAAGGATAGTAGCATTGTGGCATATGTCAGAGCCAAGCATCCTCAATACTGGCGGGCATTGTTAAGGGAGCGTGACCAGATCCTGCCAAGACTAGCCGAGGGAGCGGCCGTGGATGGTACTATGATCATTAAGCAATTCCTGCAAAGTGTGAGAAGTGGGAAGATACCAGTAGAATCCGTGAAGGACGCCAGCTTCCTAACAAGCATGGTTACGCAACTGTCAAAGGTAGTCAGAGAGGCACCGGCGCCCACCAAAGCCCCAGACACAGCCGGGCAGCAGGCACTCGAGCAAGCTAGCCTGTCGGCCCTGGGCAAGCTGGGCAAGTAGCAGGATACCACTACATGTAGACATTGCCTATATTCATACCCTATTCTCCCCCCTCAATAACAGCGTATATGTCCTAAGTCGTTGATAGTCAACGTGTATGCGAGTAGACATACTAGGTATTATCGGACGTAGGCACAGCCAAGCAAGCACGAGCGCGCAGCATACGCGCAGCCTGCACAGCCAATAGCCAGGGGGGAGCCCCGTCCCCTGCCCGCCCCCGTCATGCTATATATATGCATCTCTAACATTCTGGGCTTGGGGGGTTAGAGCTACCTTACTGGGGCTTGGCTTGGTCAACCACCCACAGCACAGCCCAGCGGCCGGTCACGATACGGCTCTATACTTGCCTCAACTGGGGCTTTGTTTGGGCTACCCAACCCCACAGAACCGGCAAGGCCAAAAATATAGCGGGCTATAGGGGGTAAGCCAAGATAAGGAAAGAGGCAAAACGTTAAGGTTTAATAAGGTTTGCTGTATATAGGGATAAGATCTGCGGGATAGGCTTAAATAAGCTGAGATAGCTATTGACCCTACAGCTACGGGGCTGTAATATATACAACATGATGAAAGCCACACACTTCCCCAGCAGACACGATAGGAGCAATGGTTGTGTTCTGTACGGGGCTAACCCGTGGGATGTAGGTCATTGCTGGGGCTGAGCGCGATAGGGCTTTCTAGGATGGTATTAAGGCTGTAAGGAGGATATAGGGATGAGTGACAAGGTAGAATGCGTAAGATGTGACGATCAAACACCATATATGGAGACTTATGCGTATATCAAGAATGTTGCAAATGGGGAGAAGCTGATTCCCGTTAACGTGCGGCCATTATGCCAGAAGTGCTACAATCATCTCACATTCAGATACGGGAGGGCAGGATGCTGACCAAAAACGCAAAAACACTGAGCAAATATGCTAGTGGCTCACCGTATGGCAAGGGCAAGTACAGTCTTAACATGACTACTTCGCTCTGTGATTAGGAATATGTGTAAGTGGCTGTAGTCAGGCTACTTTATGGGAAATGAGGAAAACATGACGAAGAATGATTGCCCAAAAGACAGCTACACGGGGTTCTGGCGCTGGGCTGGACTGCTGATGTGGGAGTACGAATTTGGCTGGCGTCGGTTCTTGCACCGGGCTTGGTGGCGGCTTTGGCTGAGTAAGGGAGGGGAGTAGGATGAAAAAGGTAAAGAAGACAGGCGTTATCAAGCACACGATCCGGACGAAGGATGGCGGGACGAAGACGCTGAAGCTGGGCAGGTCGCTGGCTATGGCGTTGATGTGTACTGAGTGTATGGGGTGGGAGGAGAATCCTTCAGAGTGCAGTGTGCCCCTTTGTCCGTTGTTCCCCTGGCGAGTTAGAAGTAGGGCTGGTTACGAGGGAGATGGGGAGTGCGCTGGTTCGGGTGAAGATAGCGATTGACAACCCCAATCCACAATGATATTCTGATTCCCATGATAGAAGCACGACATACAAACCCACTCTCAAGCCCCCGGTGCCTTTACGGGCAAGGTTCCTATGTGCGCCTTATCAGCCGGGGGCTTCCCTTTTGCGCTGGAAAATGACTAGGAGGATGACATGAAAACTAAACGCAAGAAAGTAAAGAAGTCCAAGAAGCTCAAGACTCAACAGACAATCCCTGGCTTCTTCCCTGTCTCTCGATTCAGAAGAGGCTCCGACGGGACCGGGCTTGTGAGAGAAATTGTAGCTTACATTCCGGAACGCACTGTAGATATTATTCTGCCAAATTGGGTGGATCCGTGGCTGCAGAAGATACGGGCTAAACGTAAATTAAGAGAAGCAAATAACTAGGAGATAGATATGACCAACGAAACTAAAATCGAATCGGGCGGCAATCTCCGCACGGAGACAGCGGTAGCGAAACAGGTTGCGCGATACCAGCCTCTATTTGATCTGCTGTATCAAGAGCACGGCATCACGCCGCTCGAAAGCGAGATGCAGGAGATTATTAACGTAGCTCTTGCCACCCGCGCCCCACAGCAGGCGGCGGGTGAGTTGGAGATGTCAGGCGCGGAGTATCTTAGGGTAGCTCTTGGTGGCAACATGAACACGCTGACGCTGACGCCACTGGCAATATCCGAGCTGATGGATCAGTATGCAGGATATGTAGGCCGCGCCCCACAGCAGGCGGCGGGGGAATGGGTCAGCGTTGAGGGTGAGTTACCACCTGAAGCCAAGATAGCCCGTAAGCCTATAGAGCTTGGGTGGCTCGTATGTGACGCGGTTGGTAAGGTGTACATCACCAAACAACACCCAACGAACTGGAACACGGTAGACCCACGAGGGTATGAGTTCAATGGCGATCCTGTCAGCCACTGGATGCCACTACCTAAGCCCACCGCTAACGCAGGGGAGGCGGGTGACGATCAAATCTGCAAATGCGCTGCCAGTAGCGGCAACTGGTTCGATAGGACTATTAGCCATCGATCAGACGGCACAGAGGGCATGGCGTATGTCTGCAATGACTGCGGAAACGAAGTAAGCACCGCAGGGGAGGATAAGTCATGAAAGAGAGAGACAAGCCGTGGTGTTGCTATCCGCTTGGCACAAAGGCCCATGCCATAAATGGTGGCTTTTGGACAAGAGTCATTCGGGGCTGGAAATGGTGTACTGGTGCCACGTTTCCAACGCCGGGGGCTGATGCTGTTGGACACTGTATAGAGTTGCCGCAGAAGGCCGCAGGGGAGGGCAGGGGATGAAAGAGCAAACTGTAGCGTGGTTCAGCGCGGGCGTTTCGTCAGCGGTAGCGACAAAGCTAATGATTAGCCAGATAGACACGATCATATATCAGCACATTGAAGATCAACACCCCGATACAATGCGCTTTGTCAGGGAATGTGAGGAATGGTTTGGCAAGGTGATTCAGGTTACGGAGTCACCATATAAGTCTGTTGAAAATGCGTGCCGGGGCATGGCCTTTGTGAGTAGTCCGCATGGCGCAGCTTGCTCTAGGCTGCTCAAGCGCAGGGTGCGCCAAGAGTGGGAGGGGCAAACGCGATTCTTCAACACCTTCCGCTATGTCTGGGGATTTGATGACGGGGAACGCAAAAGGGCAGAACGCCTTGAGGCTTCAATGCCAGAAGAAAGGCATGAGTTTCCGCTGATAGAGGCAGGGCTTTCAAAGGCCGATGCTCACGGCATTCTTGAGCAGGCTGGCATAGCGAGGCCCGTAATGTATGACAAGGGCTACCCCAATAATAACTGCGTGGGATGTGTCAAGGGCGGCATGGGGTATTGGAATAAGATACGCATTGATTTCCCTGATGTGTTCAAATCACGATCACTGATGGAGCGCGACATAGGCCATTCGTGTATCAATGGCGTGTTTCTTGATGAGCTAGACGCAGAAGCGGGGCGAGACTGCAAAATCATTTTGCCCGAATGCGGGGCAATGTGCGAAGCAATGACAGCCCCCACCCCGACAGCAGCAGAGAAAGGCGGCAGAGGATGAGTGATAGCAAGACAACGAGTGTAAGCGGCGACAATCTCTGCAAGGGGGCGGGTGAGTTGAAGGAGGATGCGACTATTCACAGCGTCCACATGGATAAGAACGGGTGCGAGATCATTACTGAACATCCTATATTTGCTAAGATGGCTTACGAGCTTGGCAAGGTGTTGACGCATTATTCCGCTCCAAATTTCATCACGTTAGACATGAGGAGCGAGGGTGAAACATTTGAGGTTACTGTCAGGCGTGGATACGGCAAAACACCCGCTCAGAGAATAGCTGAACTTGAGCAAGAGCTTGCCACCCGCGCCCCACAGCAGGCGGCGGGGGAGTGGATCAGCGTTGAGGATGGGTTGCCAGAAGATGCTAATCTGAAAGTGGTGAAGTATTACAGCGAGAAATGGGGGCGCGGGGGCATAAACGTGTCGCGATATTCCATCCCGTCAAACATGACCACGCAGATGTGGGCATTGGAGTTTGGAAGCACGCAAAGAAGCAAGGTCACTCACTGGATGCCTTTGCCCACCGCCACCGCAGGGGAGGGCAGGGTATGAGTGAAGTGGCATATAGAGTCTGTGATAACTGTGGAGAAAAATTCCAAACCAAGCCATCGCGGTATGGCGGCTATGGGATGGTGGGATGGGTCAAGATTATAGCGAGTGTTGGGTGTGAGTCAGAGTTTGACCTCTGCTCCATGCAGTGTGCTAGTGAGTGGATAGCGGCACAAACCCCCACCCCGACAGCAGAAGAGAAAGGCGGCAGAGGATGGTAATATGTATTAAATGCAAGGGAAAGTTTATGGCACTTTGGGGTGGCCTCTGCTTGGCTTGCATGAAAGCACAGGACCCCACCGCCCAGCCTGAGGGAGAGGGGGTGGCGTCCAGCTATGGCCGATGCCCTATATGTGGTGATCCTGTAAAGAGTCGTGAGCGAAGGCTGAATGGGAATGACCACTGCGAGAGGGGCCATGTGTCTCCGTCAAGGGACACACTGCCTAATACCGAAGTAGAACCCGAAGCCCACCCGCCAGAGGGAGAGGGGAAGGCAGAAGTAGTCAAGAGCTGTGACACTTGCGACAGTCAAGAGGATAACCACTATTGCCTGCTCCATACCACACAGGTCAAGAACATGAATATCCATGTGTGCGATGATTGGAGAGAAGCCCACCCGCAAGCAATCCCTGCGAATACGGATGGGGAGCGGATAGCGATGGTAGCAAGGCTGGGGATAATGGGAGCGTATGCCGATTTGGACACATTCGCCGAGTTATGGAGGTGTTACATACCTTACGGTAAGTCATTTGACGACAAGACATGGCGGGCCTTGATGGACCGCGCTATACAACTAGAGAAAGATGGTGAGCTGTGATGGACTTCTGGGACCGAAATAGAAAACGGGTAGCAGTGAACAACGCGGAAGATGCTGGGGGTGTTGCTGATAGCATTGACGTGCGGATGGCATTGATAGAGAGAGTGCGTTCGGGTGAGATTACGTTGGCGCAATCACAGGCCGAGCTAAAGAAGATCAAGCGCAATGCAAGGAAAAACGGCAAGACCACTAGGCAGAAGGCATGGGCGCAAGGATGACCGACCGCACCACCGAGCAAGACAGGGCTATTGACTTGGAGAGGGGGGAGAAGTGAGCTACAACCGAGATAAAACCGAGACGCAACTATGGGCAGTAGTCAACGAGGATGGCGAAGTTATGTACACTCGCGGCGGGTCTAGTACAACACCAAGGCTGATGGTGTACGCCAGTGAGAAGAAGGCTAGATCGGCTATCCGCAACACTTGGATCAAACAGGTAATCCCAGACGAGTCTATGGTGCAGGTTGTTAATGTCTATAAAGCGCAGAAAGGCAACCAATGAGTAACGCAACAGAAAGGAACGAGCAAATGGCAAAGCGAAAAGGTAGTTGTGGCGGGACACCGAGGAAAGACGGATCAGGCGGCGGCAAGGGCAACAAGGGGACGGTTAGGCAGTCACGTAAGAAAGCTAAGAGATGAAGATGAACTGTTCGGGTAAGGCAAAGTGTACCTGGAAGGAATGTTATCATTTCAAGCAGGATCACAAAGAGGCTCAAAACTGCATAGAGCTTATATATTGTCCTGAGATTCAGGAAGAAGTACGGTGCAACGTACGAAGGAAAGCAAGAAGGACGAAAGGAAACTAATATGGCATATATAGATGTTGCAACAGGTAGGCGCTGGACAGACAGAACGCTGCAGGAAGCGTGCAAGGGGCTTGAAATAGAGACAGTCAAGTTGGACGATCTCGACATGAACATGAAGCGATTTCCCGGTGCCAGGCTGACGGATATGATTCATCACTGCCAGCGCATAATGAAATGCGTGACACGAATACCGATCATACTCGGACCCGATAACAAGATATATGACGGGTGCCATCGTGTTGTTAAGGCTGTACTTGAGGGCAAAGACGAACTATTATGTTACCGGTTAGTAGAGCTACCGGAACATGATTCTGTAGTGCCTGGTAACTGGAAAAGAGTTGGGTGACAATAGCAAAGAAAAAGACTGAAACAAGACCGGTCCCGTTCAGGCTCGAAGAGTCTGACTCGGGCGGTATTTGTGTAACGACTACGAGTATGGCATTGCTTAACGCAGTGCTCGACAGGCGGCATGAGAAACACCCTGATAAGAAGCTGAAACTTTATGATCAGGGTGTAGTGTGGACGGAAGGCGTACCACACGTAATCAAACATCAGTTGGGGAGAAGAAATGAAGACGCTGGGTGACGCGAAAGTGAAGATAGAGGCTACCGGGCCAGAAGGCAAAGAGAAGTATAAAGCGACTCTATTCATAGGGGAGAAGATTCAGTATGCATCTTCTGCTTTTGATACAGAGCAGGGGGCTATGGATTGGGCAACAGCGATGGCAATCAATGGCGGGTACATGGAAGATTCGAATAAGCCGAAGAAGGTAGCAAGCAAGAAACCAGCGAAGAAGAAAGTTACCGCACAAGGATAGTAGGACGTTCCTGAAGCCTTGTCTGTTTCCCATCAGCAACAAAGTTGCGTTCGTTGAGAGGAACATGAGGCTTCCAGAAGGCTACGTAGATAGGAAGATTGATGCCACCGAATTCAGAGCATAGTATTTCAGCGTCAGAGCGGAGCGTACCGTCAGGGAAGATAAACCCTATCAGAGCATCCTTGTTCTGCTGGGCTTGCCAGATAGGGACTTCACGCCACTGGGCCATTGGGCCAGCAAATCTACGCACTCTGAATATGAGTGTATTGTCTTTGCTACGCTCTATGGGCCTGAATAAGACCTTGGATTCGTGGATGTTCTTCCTCCGAAGGGCTCTCATAGCTACATCGTAATCATCGTGTTTAGGCATAGGGATATAGTAACAGAACGAGAACAGGAGACAAGAGGAAATGACGATCAAGAATACGGACCAGCGAGTGAATAAATCACGGTTCGACGATAACCACGATTTTATCACCTGGAAAACCAGCAAAAAGAAAGAGGGAAAGGCGGCACTACTATGCCCGGTCTGCACTAGCGAGATAGAGGACAATCGATGCAGTACCTGCGGCTGGCGTAAATGATCTACAAACTTCCATTTAATAACCAGTGGCATGTCTTTAGCGATAAGGACTTGCTGGCTATGCCGCCTGAAGAGTCTGAGCCCTTGCGCGAGATCCTTCGGCAGTATGAAGAGAACCGGCTGGGGTTCCTGCTGGGTCACGGTCCCCAGATGGATTTCATCAACAACGATAAAGTTGATATGGGAATCATCTATGCCGGTAATCAGTACGGCAAGAGCATGGCCCTTATATGCTGGCTTGCAAGGCGTATGATGCCGATTCACGATTACTGGCACAGTTGCCGGGAGCATGGCTTAAAGCCGAAGGACTGGACCGGACCACGCAAAGGCGCAATCGCCAGTTACATTATGACCCAGCAGGTACAGCGCATGATTTGGCCTGTCATCTCCGAAGTATGGCCGATGGACGAGCTCAGAGAGTACTCAGCGCATTGGCACCCCAAAGACAAGCGCATGAAGCGCAAGCATCCTTCATGGAATAGCGCACCGGATTTGCCACTCGCTTGCGGTTCTAGGCTCGACTTCTTTGCCTATAAGCAGGATCAACAGGCGTTTGAGTCCAATCCCTACGATGTGTGGGCATTCGATGAGCAGGTACCGGAAGACCAATTCGACGGCGCCTACGCTCGTGGCACAACGATTGACGATTTTCAGTGCGCTACCGCAATGACACCACATTACGTTCAAGGCCGGCCAGACACTGGGGCACACTGCTGGGTCACACGTATGACAGGCGGGCTACTGGATAAGGGTATAACGTGGGAGAAGTACCATATCTCACTTGACGACGTACCTGTAGCATTGATCTCTGAGACTAAGCGCCAGAAACTCTATGAGAAGTACATACTGAAGCCACAAGAGGTCGGAAACCAGAAGAAGATACGTGAGGGTAGGTCAAGGTATTACGGGCTCCCTGAGTCCTCTGAGGGGCTTGTATACGATAACTGGGATAGATCTCTGCAATGGATAGACCCATTTGAGATACCGACGGGCTGGACAAGGTTCCGTGGTGTTGATCCGGGACGTAAGGATGTGTTTGGGTGTATATGCGCTGCTGTGGCGCCTTGGGGTGATATTGTGTTCTATCGGGAATACTACAATGCAGGTGGTGGGATGGAAGATAATGCCGTGGCACTGATAGAAGCGTGCGGCAACAAGCGTGCAGAGATAGACGAAGACCGTGACGAATACGGCAATATCCGTAAGATATTCGAGGAAATACAGCAGGCAGAGCAATATGCTTTCACCGTAATGGATCCACGTACGTTCAACTCTCCAGGTCCACAGACTGTCATAACCCAAGGTCAGATGTTTGCTGCGTATGGGCTTATGGCTATCCCAGGCAGCGGGATGCACAACCGTAATGCTGTCCCTATCGTGAAGGAATGGTTTGAGCCCATACCTGATAGGCCGCATATCCTCGAGCGCATGAAGAAGATCAAGGCAGGCACGATCATGGATGTGAATGGCAATCCCATCACAGGAGCCCCACGGCTGTATATATTCAATACGTTGTACCGGTTCCGGACAGAGATTGAATCATACTGCAAGAAGCCAGGCCGTGATGAACCAGAAGACGGCAACGATCATTTGATGACAGCCATGAAATATTTGATGTTACAGAACCCACGGTACGATGGTGAGGCTTCGGGAAGCCAACTCGCACTTGGAGCAGGAGCGGAGTCCGGGAACGAATATACGGGATATATTCGCAATGGAAGAGTAATATAATATGTCTCATTTAAGCTATTGACACACTTATGAGACACATGATACATTCGGGGGTAATGAAATGAATAGTAAACATTCTGCATGGGTAGGCACAAAATGTAATGTGCATATAAAGAGGCTTGATGGTCATTGGCTTTATTGCCGAAGGTGCGAAACGCCTGAACCAGAAGGACTTATACTACCTGAATGGACTCGTGACTATTCTCTTTGGTTCGAAGTTTTGGCTATCGGTACAGAGGTTGGCCGCGAAAGACGCTGGCCTTTTAAATTGCTCAAAGAGCGTAAAGTTTCAAGATGCATGTGCGATTGCTACAGGGTTGACGATATAATTTTATTGCCAGACGACCATCCTTGGGGCATCAAACTATCTCCTTACGCTGAAGATGAGCGGTTTATTGATGAAGCTGTACCTGAATGCGTTGTAGCTTTAGGAGAACGAGATGGCGGCACCAGTTGATCTTCCTGAGAAACCCGAAAAGGCAGCACCCCCCGAAAAAGATATAGACCCTTCTCTCAAAGTAGCCAACTGGGCTGATAACGAAGAGACCGTCAAGAAGGTACTGGAGCGTGCCAAGACCTACTTTACGAAGTTTGATTCACAGTCGAACCGTGACAAGATGGAAGAAGACCTGAAACATTCGGATCAGATGTTCCGGATGGCAAAAGGCCAGACTAAGCAGGACGAGAACAAGACACGCGATGCTATTGATACCGTTCCTGATGCATTCTTCAGAGCTCTCAGAGCTGTCACGGCGAATGATAATGAGACACTTTATGCTCAAGACGAGATAGGAGCTTCCTATAAGCCTCTTGATACGATAGATGGCGACAGCCGGGACGATGCTATGTACCGGGCCAATCTTCAGAAGGTCTTGCTTGAGTACTCATTCGAGATAGATAACCGTAAAGCAGCGCTCCAAGACTTCCAGTGGTATGTCAACAAGAACTGTAACGGCATGGTCGGTATGGAATGGCTCTATGATGAGAAGATAGACCGTTACCGCAAGCCTATTTATGACAAAGAAGGCAAGCCGAATGGCAGTAAATGGGTTACAGAGAAGGTAATCAGGCAGCATCCTCACTTTACCACCTACGGAATAGACAATGTTTGGCTGGATGCAATGATAAAGGATATCCAGAAACAGCAATGTATTTTGATGCGGTCCTACCCGGTCCTGACAGATCTGCTTTCGAAGCAGAAGTCTGGCGCCTACAAGAATATCAGCAAGCTTACCAACGATCAGCTATTTAAGACCGAACAGCCATCCAACGTACAGCAGGACGTACATGATAATGCTGATACAGGCGGTAGCTCTGATGTGCCTACTGGTGAGTTTGACCAGTGGGATGTAGTGATGTTTGCTCCTATTGACACAGATGGCAAGTGGGATGACACTATTTTCCCAAGGCGTATCATGGCTACGTTCGAAGGCCATATCTCCCAGAGCAACCCCGTATGCGTCAAGCTCAACCCCAACGCCTATGATCCTGATGATAATGGCGAAATCCCCTATTTCTGGCAGTCTTCGCATTGGGATGAGGAAAACAAGGGCGCATACAGCCTTGGATTCGTTCATCTGTTGTGGCCGGCCTATCAAGAATACAAGACCACACTGGATCAGTGGTTTGATAACAAGAATCTGCAGCTGAACGCCAACTGGATAACCGAGCGCGGAGCTATCCATACATCTGATAAGACATTCGGGCCAAGACGCCTGATGGAAATGCAGATGGGCATGATTGATAAGCTCAAGCGTATCGAAGTCCCCTCTGTTACTGGCGATATGCAGGCGTTCATAGCCTATATAGAAGCACGTATTAAGGAGACAGCCGGCACCACAGACCCGTTCCTTGGTCAGCCTATGGGCTCACGAACCAGCGCCTCAGAAGCTCGACAGGCATTTGAACAGTCTATGAAGCCATCCAATGACCGTCTACGCATGATGTCCCGCCTACTCGAGTGGATAGCACTTTGGGATATGCGGATGTGGCGTATGTTTGCAGATCCGAAGCTTACATTCTCGTTGGTCAACCAGGGCAGCTTGGAAGAGATCAAGCCAGCTGAGATATGGGGACCGCTACGGGTCAAGGTCACAGCTATTGACGATTACAAGACAAACGTAATGGTGCAGCGTGAGCAGGATGCATTCATACGCGATACCTTCCCGGCAGTCAAAGACACTATGGGCAAGCGTAACGCCAACAACCTTCTGCGCTGGATCTACCGTGCAAGGGACTTCCCTGTTGACGAGATATTTGAGACAGAGAAAGAGGGCGATGCAGCTCATATTGCTACTTCAGAGAATCGGGCATTCCAGAACGGTATATGGGATCAGCCTAAACCTGATCAGAACCACGAAGTACACATGGCAATCCACGGCAATGCTCGTAACCTTTTCAAGATGATGCCTGATGGCGATATAGCAGAAGATGCTATGAACCTGATTAACGCACATATTGAGATTCATAAGCAGATGCAGGAAGCAGAGTTCGCCTCAGCCACACAGGCAGGCGCACCACAGCTTCCTGGAGGGGTAGGAACAGGACAAGAAGGGGCGGCACCGCCCCGTACAATAGGTGAGGGCGATGGCGATATAATAGCAGGGGAAGCGGGATCAATCCAATGAGCAAACTAGATGAAGTGGTATACGCTCCGAACATCTGTGGCACAGTCACAGAGATGACGAAGCGCGAGTTACTGGAACTGAAGGCTATAACTACAAAGCCGGGGTTCAAGATACTGGGAAGAATATTGAAGCAAGGCCAGGCTGATTTGGTACGGCTTGGGATGGCGACAGATATTTGCGTTGAGATGCGGAACCAGTACGTAGGTGCTTACTGGCAGTCTATTGGCCTTCAGGAAGACCTTGAAAGCGACATTGACGACGCAATAGAACGTATCGACAAGGATGCCGAAACAGAAGTACCAGCATAGGAGTTCAATATGGCTAAGAAAAAACGTAGTAAGGTAGAGAAGATTGTTAGGGCTGCGGTAATCGGACCGGGCGTTCCTCTTGCAAAGAGAGTTATTCCAAAAACAGCTAGTATAGCTAAGAAGACATTTGGTTCTTTGCTTTTGGCTAGTCCTCAAAAAGTACATGCAGAAATGAAGCGGCGTCATCCTGGCCCTGCTAAAAAATCTTTGCTTTTAGAGAGTGGCCCCAAAGTTGTGAAAGAAATGAAAAGGCGCCGCAAGCGTTGAATGCCTTGACATGTCTCATTAACTAATGAGACACTTGAGACACATGAGACACATGGAGAGACAAATGACCGGGCTAGAACTTTTAGAACAAGATGCAAAAGACATTGGCTTGATTAAGAGCAAGACTGAACATGCCTTCTGGGGAACACCAGATACGCAGCCAGAGCTTGAGCTTAAAGGCTATAAGGCAGTATTGAAGAACCGAAAGCCCATAGATTGTGGCGAGAACCGGTTGTTCAAGATCAAGCGATCAAAGATGCCAGTCAGCTAATTTACGTAGGTTAGAGCGATACCCTGTCATGGTGTCAGGCCCGCAATAGCCAGCATAGAGTTAGATGAGGGGAAAACAATGGCGACTAAGGTAAAGAGAGTAACAGGAAAATCCGTAAAGCCAAGGACGGCAATAACAATTAGAAAATTGAACCAATCTTTGGCTAGACTAAACCGCGAGATAGAATTGACGAAACAGGCTGTAAAGAAGTCCAAGCTGCAATCAGCCAAGAGGCCCAAATAGCCAGAATAGAACAAGATGTAGAATTTACGTTGATTAGAGCGATACCCTGGCATGGTGTCAGGCCCGTAAAGATCATAAGCAGGAGGCCAGCAATGGCAATAGACCCCATCACCGGAGTAGAGATACCAGACGGCAACACGCCGCCTGCCCTTGATACCGAAGGCAAAGGTACACCCCCCGCCGGTGGCGATACGGGTGACAAATTCAAGTTCGCAGGACGCGAATTTGATGACTCGAGCATGGCAGAAAAGTCATACACGGAAATGCAGAGTCGTGCGACTAAAGCTGAACAGGAAAATGCAGCGATGCTGAAACGGATCGAGCAGGCAGAGAATCCTCTGCTTCAGAAGCTCGTAGAAGCAACGGCAGCGAAGACAGCAACTCCCGAACAGACAGAAGCAGAGAAGCAGCAGGCCCGTGATAATGTACTGAGAGACTTGGACGAAAGAGGCAACGAAGCTGTTATCGACCTTATGGCCGGTATGGCAAACGATGTCGAAGCGAACATAGACTCGAAGTACAGGGCTGAGTTGGAGAAACGGGATGCGGAGATAGCCGAACTGAAAGGCGGCTTCACTGACTACCGGGATACCAACAGCGAGATATACAAGGAAAATAAGGATCGTATTGATAAACTTCAAGCGGAAGGTTTCACTAGGGCACAGGCTTTGACAGCAGTTAAGGTCTTACCTAGTACAGCGCCGGCAATGCCAGCACCAGCTGGTACGGGCGGTAGCGGTACAGGAGGTCACGGTACAGAAGGTGGCAGTGGGTGGAGCAATGAAGATATGGCGAAGTTCAGGCAGATGGTGCCTAATGCAACGCCAGCAGAAATTGAAGATTTCAAAAGATCCGGAAGGAAGGCAAGTTAAATGGCATTTCCAAAAACACCTTGTGAGTTTTGTGGCGAAGAAGTGACCACACACGTAGCAGGCAGAAAGGCACACCAAGTGGCGTGCCAAATGAAGAACGCGAATACTACATCTGGCGATGCTCCAACCATAACGCCGATGGCAACTACGCCACCGACAACCGTTGAAGCACCTAAGAAGGATGCAATGAAGTTTGAGAAAGTCTCAGACAATCCGCAGATTCAGGCTGATTACGAACGGGCTATGAAAGCCAAGGTTTCACGCAGAGCCGCAGCCCCTGATATTATAGCAAACCCTGTGCCGCAAACGGATGCGCTCACGGAAATAGAGAATCACCTGATAAAAGAAGGTATTATTCCTCCAAACGTACATCGTTTTTGGGGTGATAAGATAAAACACAGCCAGTATATTGGCAGTGGTTATGTTCCTGCTATTGAAGGCGGGGAATTAACAGACCACGGCGATGTTCGGTTGTACTTCATTGATGAGGTAATTCACTATGCGGAAGAGAAACGTGCTGGACTTGAATCACGTATGCGAATTGAAGATCTCAAGAAGGAGTCTGACGACACCTTGGCTAAGGACGGAGAATCGTTGAGTGAAGACAGTATGAAGATCAAACGCAGTGATGCGAAGATGGCCGCAACAGTCGCAAGAGAGCGACATGAAGCGGAAATGCTGGCACAGATGTAATTGAACATCTGATGCAAAGGAGAGTCTAAAATGACTCAGCAGACATTAGTCAACCCGAGGCGTAGATATAACGCAGCTGGTCCGGACGTTATGGCAACACGCCGCGTTCAGATCGACGGCGCAGCTACGTTCCAGGCTGGCCAGTTTCTTAGGCATGACAGTGATGGATTGGTTTATACAGAGGCAAGTAACTCTGTTGACTTCCAGTACTTCGCGCTTGAGAACGTGGCAACAGCTATTGGGAACGACACTACCCGGAAGATCGTAGGCGTTATTAACGCTAACGATATCTTCGAAATTAACGCATTCAGCGCTTCAGTCGCCACCGCAGTTTTTGCGGAGACCGATATTGGTAAGCGTTATGCACTCTATGTTGCGAGCAATATTTGCTCGTGCGACGTTGATGACCCTGACAACGACTGCTTCATCGTGGTCGAACCCTCTTGGGTTGAGTCGCCGTACATCGACGATTCGGCTGACACGTATGCCCGTGGCTACGTGAAGGTACTGGATTCAGTTATTAACGTACAGTCAAGCTAAAGGAGCTGAACAATGGCAGCAACACAGCTATTCATGGGCCAGACGGGCCTCATTCAGCATCCTCAGTATCCTAATCTGTATGATAAGACACAGGATACGTACAACAGGCGTGCTGATAACGTACCAATTCAGGGAGCTCAGTTCTTCCAGGAAGAGACAGCCGAGACGCTGGAACATAAGATTGCTACCTATGGTAGTGTTCTTAAGTCCCTTCGCCGGGTTGATGATTCCGACAGACTCCCCTTCGAGCAGCCGGCAGACGGTTATTCGAAGACACTCGACATACGTACATTCCGTATGGGAACCCGCTTCACTCAGACGATTGAGAAGATTGATCGTTCTGGGCAGATTCGCCGCATGGCGATGCAGGGGCTCCCGGACAGTCTGGCACGTACGCTGGAATACGCATACGCAGATGTATTCAACAACGGAACGACCACGGCAGGAGCTGATGGCTCTTTCCTGTTCGCTAACGATCACTACCATGAAGACCCGAGTGCGGGAACATGGAGTAATGTTGAAACTGCAGCGGCACTTACGTCAACGACCTACAACACCATGCGGGTCAACATGCGTAAGCGCAAAAACGAGAAGGGCATGATTGCCCCTATCACTCTCAAGAAACTGATCGTGTCTCCGGACAACGAGCAGAAGGCTCTTGAGATCCGTGGTTCATCCCAGACGCCTGAGACATCGACGAATGCCAAGAACGTATGGGAAAACCGCTTCGATGTAATCGTTTACGATTACCTGACGAGCACGACTGGCTGGTATGGCTGGGGCGATCTAATGGAAGACATGTGGGGTCTGCACGTTGCATTCCTTACCCGTCCCCAGGTTGTATCCCTTGGTTATCCGAGTCCTGAGTACAAGCGTATCGTCGCAGGCTGGGAAGCCTACGTGCAGTTCGCAGTAGCAGGATCACAGGCCAAGAACGTTCACAGAAACAGCGGAGCTTAATCCACAAGAACACATCGTTGAGGGAGGGGTTGGAAACAGCCCTTCCCTTAACTTAAAAGAAGGAAGAAACAAATGGCGAAGGCTGAAAATAAAGCTACCAGCGAGCCGGCAGAGCCGAAAGCTGAGAAGAAACAGAATAGCGGGCTAGAGAAGCGCGTTACTCGCCTTGAAGCAGTAGTACGTATATTGGAGAAGCAGATGGGTATTGACCTGAATCGTGATGGCGCAATAGGTGGGTTCGTTCGTAACGGCCTGGCAATCGCAGTCGGACTGATGGTAATGGTCACGTTCGTTTCGAGTCTCTGTTACGGCGTACTGGCTAAAAAGGGTGCAGGCGAAAACCCTGATCGTATCTACGTTGAAACAATGGCAGTAGAGTACAACGGCGATATCATTACCGAAGGCAGCATCACATCTGCTGGCATGTCGGTTAATGCACAGGCTAGTGTTGCGGTGATCGAAGGATCAACGAATACGATTGCAGCTGGTCTTAATGTGTTTACATCGAGTGGTTCTGCTACTGCGATAACAAACACGATTGTACTTGCGCGTCCTACCGGTACTGGTGTAACGGTTGCGTATATACAGAACAGCATTGATGCTACGAACCTGTTGGCTATTGCAGCCTCTGGCTCGTGGAATTCTTCGGCAGTCGAACTAGACGCTGGTGAACAGGCTATCCTGTATTCCAACCCGAACGGTGACGGCCCTACCACGAATGCGTGGCTTGGCGCGGAACTCTAATTTAGGGATGTGGGGGTCTTCGGACCCCCCTGCCCTTTAAGGAGCAAACGATGCGTAATCTACTTCTCACATTCGTAGTGTGTCTAGTTGCTGGTCTGGTCTACGCTGGAGCTGACGGTATTCCGTTAGTCATTGAAGTATCAGAAGACACAACGAACACTACCTACACCACTGAGCCTATTGACGGTTACATCGTAGGGCTCACATTCAGTGCTGACGAAGCAGTTGTCACTGGTAATGTATCTCTCGTATGTCTCACGAACGTCAACTGTGATACGGAACAGACGATCTATTCGAACGGTGCATTTGTTTCATCGGCTCCTATCTATCCTCGCGTACCTGTTCACGATACTTCGGGTGTACAGCTTGGTTCGGCCACAAACGGCTTTGAGCCTATGTTGCTTGTCCGGACTCGTGTTGAGCTTCGTGGTCACAGTGCTACTGATTCGAATAAGACTGTCAAAGCGTTCCTGCAACTTTGGGACGACTAGGGGGCTGCGATGGCACTCAACCTTGGTAAGATTTGGGCAACCAAACTGTATGAATACAACATGCAGGCCAGCTCTGATCGTTTTAAGCATGACTTCATCCGGGCAACGAATAATGCGTTAAACATCTATTCGATTGATACGAACCTCTCTGCAGCTATTGCACATGTAACAGCGACTGACGATACTGTTGCGATAGACGCCGATCATGGCTTTGTGCTTGAAGCAGGTATCGACAGATACTTGACTCAGTACGGGCACAAGACAGGCGATCAGGACTTGGACACGGTAAAGGCTGAATTCGCCAGTGCGCTCAGACGCGCCTTGCTGGATAGAGACCAGAAAGCGGCGGCGGCAGCTACAGATTCCGAAGTCATAGCATCATTCGACGAAGACTAACAGGAGGCGGTTATGGCTGGATCCGATATGCGCTGGTTGCCAATCGCCTCTGTCTTCCCTGCTGGGTTGGACACTGAAACGGCTGTGCAGCAACTACAAGATGGCTTTACTCCTGATGGGTACGGCTTCGATATAGAGTACCCTGGCCGACTGGTAGCCAATACGGCACAGCTCGGTACAGGCGATGCTTACACGGCCAAACAGAACACGATATCAGGCGATGACTGGACTTGGTTCTTTCGTAGGAACTGGCGCATTGATGGCACAACCCTACTGTACGGGTCTCCTGAATATGATGATGTCATCTTTCCTCAAGACCTTGACGGTATAGCTTTCGATGAGACAGCCGATAGCCTATTAGCATTCTTCCCTGCTGGGACTACTGATATGTATGTAGCCAGCGCCGGTGGTGGATACTGGATTCCTAATGCTTTATCATTTGATGGCGACTACCGCCATATCAAGGTAGAAGAACAGATGTTCGCTACAGCGGCGAATCGGGCTACGCCTTTGGACCAAGTAGCCTACACATCCAATACCAACGGATTGTACTCATGGGCTGGTGGAGCGGTCACAGAGGTTTCAGTGAACGTCCGTACAGCACTCAGTACGTTCGCAAACAAGGTATTACGTATAGGTAGGGATAAGCGCAGGGTCATAGGTTCTAACCCCAGCACGGATGTCGTGAACTTCGTATACGCACTCCAGAAGAAGAAGCTGTTTAAGTACCTTGAAGACAATACAGCTTTCCGCTATACAACTCGGACTCTGACTGATTCTAACCAGCGTCCGTTCCCTGTACGCCAGGTAGCATTCGAATTCGACAATACGACTGCTGCACGAGGCGAGATAGTATTTGATGTGAAGTTGGATACCGGAGACTTCGGTAACGAGCACACAGCAGTTATAGACAATTTCGAAGAAAACTATAACCGTATTACGATTGATCTCGAGACCACACCACAGAGCCACGAGTTCGCTTTGCGGATAACTGATTTGAGTTCACACATCCATGTCAGGAAGATATGGGTGCTCACAAATATGACCACAGACGAAGACAGCCCCAGTCAGTAGGTAACTTATGGCAAGCAAACTTAGAACCACGATACCGGAGAGCGAAGCCAGATTCGTTCGGTCTGATGCTGACGAGGCTGTTACACATGCCACTTCTGATGCCAACTCCCGCACAATGTGGCGTGAATGGACTCAGATCAAAGCATCTGTCGCTAAGTCTCTGAGCAATACCTTGATGGGGGTCGCACAGATTACGGGCCCTACAGTAGACGGTGAGACCTATACAGGCGTTTACTCGAACGCTGATGTGATCGTTATAGAGAACAACCGCAGATGGGTGACTATTCGCCAGAAGCTGATAAGGCTGACTACGGTTGCAGGCGCCACAAGTGTTATCGCGGCGGCTACACTTCCCCAGCCAGTTAACAGTCAGCGCGTAGAAGTCTACAGGTCATTTCAGTATAACCCTGGTTCTGGAGATACTGTTGTTCAGGAGTACCGATACCTTGACCGGAGCTCACGAGGCGTATGCGAAATAAGCATTGCAGATGCTGACTTGGAGCTTTCTGGCTACACGATAGAAGCTAGGCGATGGGGTACAGAACCTCGTGGAGACCGTACCTGCACCTTCTATGTGTTCCAGCGCAAGGTCACTTGGACGAATGTGAATTCAGAGACCAGCCTGCCTGTATCTGTTAGAACTATGGGCGAGGATTCCTATTTTGCTGGTGTGAACTTCCATGACTATATGAGGGTAGATCACCAGACAGCATTCGGCGTACCTATCGACAGTGCTCAAGGTATGCTGAATGCATGGCGTAGTGCAGAGGATCGTGACGGTACTGGTATCGCTACCAAGAATGTAACGGTGCTGCAGCGGGCCGATGGCGAAGTATTCATGTCACGCGATATCGAAGTGGTCAATACGAATACCAGCCTATCTGCTGCTTTCGTTGTAGAACGAGATATGGATATATCTTCCGGACTTCCGAAACGTGCTGTTGTCGTGATTCCGAATCTTACTAAGGAGACTTCTGACGCATTATTGACGACGTTGAGTAACAAGGCCATCCTCGACATAGACAATACAGCTTATAGGAATAGCGGTGTCAGACGCAAGATACATGATTCTGGGTTGTCTGATCTATTTATCATAGGCAAGATGGCGGGTACTGGTTCGACGGTAGGCAATAACAGTGCTGTTGGTGACATCTACAATTTCAAGCAGGAGATACGGACCTCAGATGAAGGCGTTGTATGGCGTGTTATATTCGGCAGGCGTGTAACCACGAGCGAACAGTCAGCAGTCAACTGGGCAAACGATTCTTCTGATCGCCCTTTGCTGAATAACTTGAAGGCTCATAAGGGCGGTAGGATTGACTATCTTTCCAATCTTGGCTTGTGGGTAGCGATGCGTGAGACATGGTTGACAATTACATCAAATGACGCTACGGATGGCTATCTCAATACTTACGCTGTAATTCTCCCAGACAACCCGGTGATACCTTAATGGATGAAGACTTTGACAAACCAGCTAATGACGCAATCAACAGTTTCCTTGCGTCCAAGGCTGATCCCAAGGAGCGTGAACAACTTTCTGAGATGTTCTTTGGAGAGAACGCCACTATGCCTGCTGGTATCCGTCAGGACTTCCAAGACTTCGTAGCTGGTGAGCAGGACTCAGCATGGAAGGAACAGCGTGCAGCAGCAGCCGAGCTGGACCCTTCGAATCTGCTGAACCGGTTGAAGATACTCGAGACCAAGCTGGATATCCGCGAAGTCGAAGACTCTATCAAAGAGGAAGAGGAACCGAAGGTAGATATCATAGAGGCTGGCCAGAACAATGACGAAGCTATCGCAGAGGCCATCCGTAGTATCACAGGCACAGGCTACAACCTTGGAGTACGGGACAAGTCAGGTGGCGGCTTTGAGATCTTCGGCAGATACAATGGCCCCTTCTACGCAGAGCCGAAGCACAATGCCAACCTAACAGGCAAAGAACGATATTCCAATATCCTTCGGGTCTACAACGGTGTTGTGTATGCTGGCAATAGCTCTTGGGAATGGCCTGGTGGTGATTTAGGGAGTGCTCCTGAGTATGTAGATTTCAAATTCGATCATTCAACACTCGCCAAAAGTCCTTCAGGGGCTGCCGGCAACTGGATAGTCTATATAGAAGTAGCTGTATTTCCTGCTGCAACAAAATGCGATTCACTTTGGGGTGTAGGTGCCAATGATGGTAGCAGATACATTCCTATCCTACGGGCGCACAAGAGTGCTCCTGCTGGAGCAGGGACATATCCGGATCAGAGCTACAGCATCAGCGACCACACACAGGCAGACGATCTGGGCTGGTGCGCTTTGGCTGGTGGTGTCAATCCATATACTCGTATCAATCCTCGCGGGATGGACCTGAAAGCTAGTGGCGAAAAGAAGGAAGACATACTCGTAGGCAAGTTCATACTTGGAACGCTTACAATCGGAGTCAATGACGGCAGTACCGCAACCCGTATAGAGAAGTGGGCTCCACGTTGGCACGCTTCTGATATCTACTGTCCTGTATGGCAGTGGAACCATTGCACGGATGCTGATGGTATTGAGGATTATCCTGATACTGATACGCTCGAGTGCATCTATGGTGCCAGTCTCTGTAGTCCTACATGCTTCACGCCTTGGGATTACTTCACCGATCATTACCACAAGTCGGGTGGAGTTGATAGTGGCTTCCCGTATGAGGATGATTGCGGTCTCGACGGGTCAGGTCCAGCCGATCATCAAGGTGGTGGATAATGACAGCATTTACAAAACTCGTAGAGAAGATCAGGCAGCTAGACCCAAAGGACGAAGCTACCCGATTGCTGATAGCATTTGCGGAACAGATGCTCTATACGAGAAGGAATCTCCGAAGACGTAAACGGTTCGAAGGCGAACCAAAATGTTGCGGTGGTGGAGATGCAGGCTGGATTAAACAACGATTAGAAGATAAACTTAGAAACTATTGCAAATGTCTAGGACATAAGGAGCTGGAAAATGGCTAAGGCTGGATTTGAATTGAAACCCCGAGGAATAGATGCGGCGGCAATACCTGCCATCCGTAATGCTGTAGAAAGCCCGGCAGCTAGATTGCTCCGTGAGCAGAACACAACGAGAGATCTGGCAAGCAAGCCTTCCCCTGCATCCATCTTGCGTAAGAGTAAGATAGTGGCCGGCGAACGTACAACTGGACTTGCTGAGACGCGGGCTTTGCGTAGAGAAGCTTCGAATGCCGGACTCCAGACTCCGGGGCAAAGGAATGTGGGTCGCCGCCAGCAAGATGCCGATAATGCTGTTCGGCTACAAGAGGTAAAAAATATAGGCACACGTGACGCTGGATTAGGAGTAGCAGAGGTAAATGAGCGCGTGGCAACCTTCCAAGCTACAGCAAAGACAGATGCAGCAAAAACAGCGGCTACTAATGCGCTTGCTCTTCAAAAACTTGTGAACACTGGCAACCTTGGTAAGCAAACAGCAGTGGACAAAGGCGAAATGGACCGATTGGTTCAGCAGGGCACCAATGATATCAATGCGCTTAAGGAAGAGGCGAAATTGGCAAGATCCGAAAAGGATGCAGACCGCGCTTTCAATGCTCTTGAACTGGCTTTAGACTATAGTGCTTCACTTGCAGAAAGTGTTACATTTGTACAAGATATTAAAAGCCCAGCTATTGAATCAATGGCCAAGAAAGGGCTTGCAGCTGCCCAAGCAGTACCCGGTTTCTCTGTTGCTCCTGAAGCGGAAACACCGGAAGCGGCTTTAACCGATGGAACTGTAACTACGGATGAAAGCGCAACGGCTTCTGGAGATTTAGCTGGTACGATCACTCCTGCCGAGACTGATGAGCTGGAAAAGATAGATGCTATTCTATCAAACCCTGAAAAGAAGAAAGGTTTGAGTCGGACAAAGCGCATAAGACTTGAGCGGAAAATGAAGATACTCGACGCAAAGGTGTAGGTGTTTAATATGGCTAGTTCAGTACAAGATATCTTAGATGAGTTCGAAGATCCTACGGAAGCGGCAACCCCTGTAGTTCCTGCTGGTCCCAACGATGTTTCAGATATCCTTGCTGAGTTTGATGAGCCAGCAATAACAGAAGAACCGAGTGTAGATGATATCCTCGCTGAAGTTGATGCGGTTTCTACTGGTACAGATGATGACGATATTTCGGATATTCTTGCGGAATTCGATGAGCCCAAAGACCCCTCTCCTATCACACAGGCGGTAGACGGCATGGCTAATCTAGGCGCCGATCCTGATAAGCGCAGTATCCTTCCGGAGCATGAGGATCCAGAACTTCAGAAGCTCTTTGACGAAGCAATAGAAGCTACTACAGTGCCGCCACCCCCGCCTCAAGTCACTCAGGAAGATAGGGACAAAGTAGAACAGTTAGGTGAAGGACTTTCAGAATCAGTTGCGGGTATAGCGGCCAGAGAAATACTCGATCCATTTGCAGGCTTCCTTCGTGGCACTCTACGCACGGTAGGGAGTCTCGGTAATATATCTGAGTGGCTTGTATCTCCGCGTAGTACAATAGGCTCATTCCCGTTGGCTCGTATCGCACAGCCTTCCCAAGAGAAGGCCGCACAAGCAAGCAAAGAGTTTAGCACATGGTTCAACGAGAAGGCAGAGGGCAAAGCAATAGCTAAACCTAAGAACCTTACTTGGAAGAGTAACCCAGTAGCCAATGCCTTATCGGTCACATCCGAAGCTCTGCCTCTATTTGGAACGGCAATGGCCGCGACAATAGCGACCAAGAGCCCCGTTCCCGCCGCTATCATATTTGGGCTTACCGAGGGAGCAGGGAGTTTCAGCAAGGCGAGAGAAGCCGGTAAGACAGTAGAAGAGTCTGATGTGATGGGGCTTTTGAATGGAGCGTGGAATGCTGCTACAGAGGCTCTACCATTTGGAAGAATGCTTGGTAGAGCTGGGCAGAAAGCCGTAAAGCGTATCGCGCAAGGCGCAGTTGAAGAGGGTACTCAGGAACTTATCCAGACCGTAGGAACTAATCTTATAGAGAAGTTTGGGTTTGATAAAGACCGTGCTGTTTTGACGATGGATGAATTCCTTAATGCTATCGTATCTGGTGGAATTTTAGGAGGAGCTGCCGGTGGGGTCATAGGTTCCCGTACAGCCGCCAAAGCGGTCCCAGAAGAAGCTGGCAATTTTGGGACAAAGGCTGATGCAGCGTTTGATAAGAATGATGTTGAATTGGCGGCGAACATAAAGAAGCAAAGAGAACCAGTATTGCAATTTCTGGCTCGACAGATAGTTGACCAAGAAGCAGATGTGAAACGTGTGCTGAAGAATGCCGGTGCTGAAGATGTGGTCAGGTCAAAGGTTCTTGCCCAGGGCGCAAGTGCGTGGGCAAATAGGGTTCATAAAGACGCATGGAAATCCGTTACAGATGTGTTGCCGAACGGGCAGATCAAGGTTCTGAGCAAATACATTGAGTTCACTCGTAACATAGAGGCTACAGGGATACAGGCTGACAAAGGTGTGAAACTCAAGAGTCGTCAAGGCACAACGCCAGAACAGAGCAAAGAATGGCTTGCTAAATTTGAAGCTGATACAGACCCCGTTATTAAGCAAGGCGTTAAGGACGCGGCAGAGGAATATTGGACTGTGTTACGAGGCCAGCTCACTGAGTTACGCGATGCAGGACTTATATCGAAAGAGACTCATGCTGAATTGAGTAAGAATCAGCCTTTCTATTCTCCCCGTCAATTTGTTGAGTTCATAGATCCAGAGGTGGGAACAGACACCAAGGGCGCTAGGCAGTTGGATAGCGGCATAGACTCTCTCAAAGAGGGCAGCGAAAGCGCAATGGTCAATGACCCTAACTTCCTACTGGCCCAAGTTATCGGTCGCACACAGTCTCGAGTATTCAAGAACCAGGCAAATTCTGAGTTGGCTGATTTTATCAGAGCCAATCCGGATTCAGAAGTTGGTCGTATTCATAGAATGACAGTTTCTGACCCCAACGATCCAACGGGCTTCAAAGAAGTTGGCAAATCCAAACTCAAAAACGATGAAGGTATTGTAACAGCATTCCAAGATGGCCGCGAAATTCAGTTGGCTATGCCGCGCAAATTGGCAGAACAGTGGAATGGGCTTACGCCGGCACTGGGCAGGGATGTAGCAAATCTCGCTCAGTGGATAACTGGAACAAAGCCTCTGAAGTTTATTGCTACTGGTGCCAATCCTGAATTTGCTTTGTCCAATCTACCTCGTGATATGGCTTTCGCATGGTTCAATTCAGGACAGTATTCAAAGTTTATTCCTCGTGCTTTTGTGCAGGAGCTATCTGATCTAGGCGCCGTAGCCAAGGATTCATTCATGCGTACAGGTGCATATAATGATTATCTTAAAGAAGGCGGCGGCATGGATTATCTTTCAACACAGGGCAAACTGCTGACGAAACCGTGGACCGCACGCGGACGTGGAACTACAGCATTGGCACAGTTGTCAGACGCCTTGGCATATTTGGGTGAGACTTCTGAAACTGCAATGCGTCTAGCAGTCCGGAACAGGGCTATAAAGAATGGATCTACCCCAAGGGAAGCTACTTTCATTGCTAGGAACATGCTTGATTTTGCACAGGGAGGTCGGACAGCTAAATTTGCGGACAACATACTACCTTACTTCAACGCAGCCATACAGGGTACAAGAGGTACCCTGCGCACAATGAAGACAGATCCTGGGGGGTCTGCGCTAAAGATAATTCAACTAATAGCTCTAGGTTATGCAAACGGACAAGGATTTAGAGCTGTCGATGAAGAAGGCTATGACGCTGTTTCCGATAGGGAGAAAGCAACTAAATGGATAATTCCGTTAGGGTTTTCGAAGACAGACAAGGAAGGCAACAAGCGACATGCATATATAGCGATAGCTAAAGATCAAGGGCAGCAAGTGTTTAGTGCTATTGGCCAGTCGTTGTCAGATGCAATGGCGGGTAGACCTTGGAGCGGGCAGCTTTTGGATGCTACATTCCAGTTGCTACCAGTAGAATCAGCAACGATTACTCCTCCTGTATGGAATGCATGCACAGCCTATCACGGCAATTATGATACGTGGACAAAAGAGAAGATATGGAGTGGATATTCTGATGTTTCAGCTAATAAGGAATTTACAGTAACATCACCTAAGATAGCGCAAGATATTTCAGAGATGGCGGCAAAGATGAAAGTGAAAATATCTCCGGATCGTCTTGCAAGAGCCACTTCTAAACTGATTCCGTGGTCTAATCCTATAGCCGCTGGGCTTGTTGACCTATATGAGCTTTGTAAGACTCCGGAAGGAAACGCTACGATGGTTGAGATGTCTAGGAAGATACCTGGCTTGCGCCGGTTCCTGCGGTTCAGCCAGCCTACAGATATCAGGGAAGAGTTAAAAGATGACGCAGACAAGTTTGGTATATCCATTGAAGGCAAGACAAAGCAAGAGATACTGACTGATATTAAGGTAGCAAGAATAGAGCAGTCGGACGATAGGCAGGATAACAATGTGTCTTCCGATACATACCTACGCAGCAGAGATGCTACTAAGTCTGGCTATCGGGCATGGCTTTCGGCTAATATAGAGGACGTTAAAGAACGTCAAAGGCTTTGGCGTAGGGGCAAGTCTCGCAAACCAGAATTGATTAACAGTAGTTATGGCCGGTCAAGGGCCAGAAATGCAAGAACTAGAGGAACACGTTAATGAGAAAACTCATTGGAATCATAGCCTTACTTGCTGTAGCGGCACTGAACTGCTACGGTTTTCCGACGAACACTGAGAGTGCTTCTGTAGACATTAACGGTATCACCGGCAACTGGGATTCCTTTAGGTGGAAGTGGATAGGCCAGAATGACCAGCGTGTAGAGCTCTCATTCTATGCAGACAACACAGGCGATACGGTTAGCGTTGCAGGTTACAACGTCAATGCACGGGTCAGCAAAGACAAGACCACGTATATCGACATACCATATACCTCTACTTCGGTATCGGGCGCCACAACCAATATCACTACGAACATCACCATAGCAGCCAATGCGATAAGCTTTTCCGTAGCGCGTACCAACATCCCGCCTGATTCCAACTATAAGATGGAAGTATGGGCTTACGATGGAGCGACTACTAATATCGCACGCACACTGGCCCAGGGCCAAATAGCGGTCAGCTACTCACTGTACGATGACACCAATGTATACCCTTTCCCGGTAACGCCTACGAACCTGGCTAACTACCTGACTGTCGGGGCTGCGTTCGCTACGTACCTGCCGAGAGCAGAAGGCTATACGAACTTCACGATGGTTGAATCAACCAGTAACTACGTGGACTTCACTTCACCTACGCTTATCATAGGGCTCAATACCAACTCACAGGACGGCGACATCACTTCTGTAACTGTGGATGGTGGCTTCCTAAGCGGTGGAACGAACACAGGTGACGCTGTAATCACGCTTACGACCAATGCTATAGATGCAGTCTTTGCTACGGATATAGAACTGTCTACTGCAACGAATGCTAACTACATATCGTTGACCAATTTCGCTACTGCTGCAGATATAGTGGCAACCAATTTGGCTGTATCTAATGCCAACGCCTACACGGACTTAGCTACGGGCTCAGTGGATCTAGCCAGTGTTATGGCAGTAGGAAACGAAGCGTCTACCAATCTCGACATGAGCGGATTCTTCATTGGAGATACGGAGGGGGAAGGTATCTACGTGAGCTCCAACAATGGAGCTGTTGCTATCAATACAAAAACGATCCCTACGCTACCTACCTTCGGGAACTCAGCATTGCTGACTGTGCAGGCAGATGGAGCCAGACACCCTTCAGTAATAATCAAGGATGGTACTACAACAAGCAAGACCAAGAGCCTTGCCTTCTGGGATACTGGCACGACGAATATTTGGAGCATAGAGCAGGAGGCCGGAGCCCCTTTCAGTCTTGAGTTCTGGTACTACCGGGGCGCCACTGCTACATGGGAACAGTTGCTTTCGTTCAATACCAATGGGAATGTGGAGGCATCCACGAACTTTGTTGTTGGCGGCGATACCACACTGGCCGACTTGACTGCACAGGATGCTACGTTCACAGGCAATATCACAATAACATCCAACATTCTGGCGAATGGTCATATCTATGGCGATGGCGATACTATCATTACGGGCATAGAAGATATATACGCCGACGATGGCATATTTAGCAACAGCCTGCAAGTAGGCGCTACCGACGTCGTGTTGGAGAGCAGAAAGATGCTAGAGGGAGCAGGCATTACCATAGGTGACCCTTGGCTCACAAATGATGTCACGTTCAGCCTTGACCTCCCATACACAGACGCCAGATACCTTAGGGCGGGCACTAACGTATTTAGGGAGTTAATAGTAGCTGACGATACTGAAACTGGTATTGATCTGGTACACAACGGAAGCTTCACGAATGGGATTGATGGCTGGGTAGCAACCAACTTTATTTGGAATGCCGCGCTGAGTAATATCACGGTGCTCAGTGGGAATGCAGGGTTCTTGGTTCCTAGTAATGCCATATCTATTACAACTGGCTACATGTATACAGTGAGCTACGAAGTTGATGTTAATGATTCATACGAGATCATCACGCTGCGACTGGGCGGGTACACAAATGTCTTTAGGCGCACGGCTGATACAGGCGATATCACCTACACTAACACGCTTACGGTCCCTGCCTTCAATCAGAGCGGATTTTCCCTCACGGCCACGGCTTTGTCTAACAACATCACACTGGACAACATCACTATTGAGCGGATAACCAAGGGCAACCTGTGGGCAGATGCTATCTATGCTGACAATATGTATGTGGTCCAGACTCCTGTAGATGCACTGGATGTAGCTAACAAGGCGTATGTAGATTCCGTAGCGGGCACTGGCGCTTTTGCTACCAATTATGCTGGAGCGAATGTTCAGATCGCATGGACGGGTAACGTATCATACATCTCCGCTGATGCGGAAACTGACCCGATATGGGGCGGGGTGTCTAATCTCTATGGCGGTATCAGTAACCGAACGCTTAGAACGGATGCGAATAAGATATCCGTCAATTGGAACCAGTACCAACTCAGAGACTCTGCTGATTTAGAGTCAGTTAATTGGTCAACTCGTTTCCTTAAAACAAAATATGGGCAGGAGTCTCTTGATTGGGATAGCCGCACTGTGACCAGCTCAAATGGGGCAAATGTTTTCAATTGGGAAAACAATACATTTGCGACAGTGCCTACGGTTGACGGTAATTCATTTCTGACAAATGCGCCTTCTGGCTCAGGCACCACGAATGCCAACGCCATAGCGGCAAACTTCACCCCGACAAACTACACTGCGGCGGCTGGCGATGTGTCCAGCCACTTGCAGGGAATCGATGGTGAGATAGCTGTGTTGGTTGGAGATGATATAGCAATCAGCAACACTGCTGAAGCGGCTCAGACATCGGCAGATGCGGCTAACACTACGAATGGCGCACAGGCTACAGCTATTGCGGAGAATCTCTCTACTAATGCGATACAAGATACAGCTATTACGGCGAACCTATCCACTAATGCATTGCAAGACATAAGCATTGACGCGAACTTATCTACTAATGCGATACAGGACACGGCTATTGCGGCCAACCTTGCAACTAACGGGACGCAAGACGTAACGATTGCAGATCATGCCGCTAGCCTTGCGGCGCATACTAACTTGATTGATGCGGTAGAGGCGGCGGCGCAAGCGGCCATCCTCACCAATGGGTTGCAGGATACATCTATAGCGGCGGCTATTTCCACTAACGCCCTACAGGATATATCCATTGCGGCCAATCTGGCTTCCAACAATGCACAACAGGTTGAGATAGATGGTTTGGGTGGCACGGCGGTTATAGTGATAGCTCGTAACAACGTCACGCAGTATGCGAATGGCGGCGAGTTCTACAAAGTAGTGATGGTAGAAGAGGTTGATACCGCTAGTGCGTTTGCAGATAGCACATTCACTGCGCCATCGACCGGATATTATTTAATCAATGCTCAAGTGAACGGGCGTGTTGGTGTTGGAGTGCAAAACACAATACGTATATGGCTGAATATAAATGGCGATCACAAAAATCCAGCAAATCAGGGTGCGGTTTTCGATGAAGGCATAGCCATAGCTTATTGCTCTATGAGCATCAATGCCGTTGTTTATCTTACTGCTGGAGATACAGTATATATCGATATGACCGCTGGTGGACCTGTCGGTATATGGGAGTTGCCTGTATGGACTAATGCGGGTGATACATCAATATATTCAACATTTACAATCAATAAACTATAAGAGGATATAACATAATGAAGTACATTATTTTCGTCATGGCGTTCATGGCATTCCCTGCATTGCTTATCGCAGACCAAATGAATATAGAGTTGTCAAATGCTCCATCCAGGACATCTGGTGGGGCTAATTACTCAGGGCTAATTCAGGCCGCTGTGCTGTCTGGTACGAACAACGTCATCCAGACGAACGCAACTGCTTCGGTTATCGTAAGTGGCCGTAACAACGACATCCAGTCCAGCACAACAGAGGAGACAAAGTACTCAGTGATAGTTGGTGGTAGAGGTCACAAGCTTCATTACGATGCTGACTACTCCATCATAGGTGGTGGCTGGGATAATGATATTAAGAACAACTCAAGGTTCGGTGGGATAGCCGCTGGTCTCCTGAACTCCATTGAGCATGATACGTCCTACAACTTCATAGGCGGCGGTACATCCAACAAGATAGACGATGCTTCAGAGTATAGCTCGATCCTTGGCGGCTGGAACAATACGATATACACCAACTGTGATGGCTCTACCATCCTTGGTGGAACTGATGCTGTTATCACAAACAACTGCGATGGCTCACTAGCCTTTGGTGATGGGGCACAAGTAACCAATACACATAGCGTAGTGCTGTCAGATGGGTCTGGTGATTATGGTTCCCACGGAACAAACACTTTCAACGCTCAGTTTGCTGGTGGATATCATTTGGCTGGCGGTGATGTATCCATCACTGGCACCAACGCGGCAGGCGTATCGCTGACGGCCACAGGTGCAGTAGATGCTGGGGACGTGATTAGCGGCGCGGCTGGCACCACAAACGCAATCACCAGCGGCGGACTTGTTGATATATCGAGCCTGTTAGGTGGTGGTGGTTTTGCTACCAATTATGCTGGAGCGAATGTTCAGATCGCATGGACGGGTAACGTATCATACATCTCCGCTGACGCGGAAACTGACCCGATATGGGGCGGGGTGTCTAATCTTTACCTGCAAAACATAGTCGAGGACACAACCCCACAGCTAGGCGGCAATCTCAGCGGCGGCGGCTACAGCATAACCAACGTCGGCTATGCCAGCATCACAGGCACCAATGCGGCAGGGGTAAGCCTTACCACGGTGGGTAATGTAGGAATCGGAACAAATAGTCCTGCTAACCCGCTACATGTATCAAGCATAAATTCTATACCGCTTAAGATTGAGAACACTACGGTTGGAGGGGCTGTGGGAATGTACTATACCACCGATGATTACTCTTGGCAGACTAAGGTTGGAGTTCCCGGAGATTTCCTTATTCAAAATATTACTGGTAGTGCCGTACCTTTGCAAATGACGAGGGAAACTTTAGGCGGTGCTATATATGGGAGTAGTGCTGGTATTACGATTAACAATAATGGTTCAGATATCGATTTCAAAGTAGAAGGAACAGGCGATACTGACCTAATTCATACCGATGCTGCTAATGATAGGGTAGGTATTGGAACAGCTAGTCCCACTACCACATTGGACGTAGCAGGCTCAGCAACCGTAAGAGAAAAAATATACCTTTCTGCTCTCGATACTGATTCATGGATAACAGCAACGACCAACGCGGCTGGTATTGTGACCGACTACACTTTCCGCGTTAACGGTACGAATAAATTATGGAGTAGTTTCTAATGGGAAAGACCCTATTGATAATCTCGGTTATGCTGATGACTGGTTGTGTGAGCCTACCAAAGGTAGAGCGCATGGTTGACGACAATGGCCGCTACTATAATCTCGAAACAGTTGAATATCGCGAGACCAAAGAGTGGGGCATAGTTACAACGTATGCGATGACACTTGCCCTGCTATGGATACAGCTTGAAAGATAACCCCAACACAAATTGACAACGAGCAACACTGGAAAGCAGGGAGCAACATGAGCGAGGGCATGACGGCAACATGGATCGAGTTGGAAGAGCGTGACGCAAAGGCGATCACTGACAGATTACAACGTGACGCAACCAACGGCGACATGGCGCACAACGCCCTAGCTGATGCGCTCATCTGGAATATCGAGCATAACATCGCGTCCTCCAAAATGATTTTTGCCGTGCCGGATACGATCATCAAAAAACTGAAGGCTGAAAATATGTGCGCGGACGGTATCACGATTCCATTGCCGGGCGGCAAGGCGGTCCCTCTGGTTATTGATGGTGAGACTGTTGATAAGCCCGCCATCCAAATTACGCTCGCTGAGTGGAAGCAGGTACTCACCTCGATGGGCATCGACGCGCCCGACTTTGCATCTAAGCTACAGAAGTCGCTTCTGAAAGCGGCCAAGGCCAAACTGAAATAAGGAGTAACATGAAACAGAGAATCAAAGAAGGGCTTCCGCTGGCAGCCACGGTATTCGTCATAGTTTTAGTGGCGGCAGCATTCCTCTGCGCTCTTGGCAACTACGCCTACGCGGCCGATAGATGGGCTGATGGGGTAAAGCAGACCGACTATAGCACAAGTGTTGCGAGTGGAATAACTGCGGCAGATACGACTCGATGGGATACTGCATCGGGATCAATAACCAACACGCTCTCGGATGTAATGGCGAATGGCAATGTCACAGAAACGAATATCCTCGTGACGGCAGGTAAGACGATTTTCCTCAAGTCAGATTCAAGCTCATTCATCGAGTGGAATAACAGTGGGCTTCCTGACGGTCCAGAGAAGTTCAAGATATACGCGTCGGACCTGCTTTCGTCTAATGGGTTCTACTTTACCGAGGCAGGTGGTCCGCTCACTACGCTCCACGCGGCAAGGTTCACATCCGGGACGAACCAAGCGTCCATGTCCACTACAGCAGATACCGTCAAGATCAATGATGGTAATCTTGAAATCGTTAGCACCAACAACTTCACCTACTTCGGCCCCCCAGCAGCAGACGGCTCATGGCGACAGGGAATCAGTTCCAATAACTTTGTGCACGAGCGGCGTGAAAGCGGAGTCTGGGTAACGAAGGATGTCATGACACCATAGAGAAACCATCATGCCAACACCATTGATCGACATACTGCCAGTGATGCCAATAGGAAATAGGAGATAAAGCAATGCCTGAGATAAGCAATCAAGAATGGGCTGATATGACCGATGACCAGCGCAATGACTTTCAGGGTAGAGCCGATGCGGCTCACGAGTCGATCACGTTTACTGGGCCACAGTCCAGCGTCCCGGCCGTCAATCCGGGCAATGATCCAGGGAGCCGCAACAGCAACGGGGCGTGGTGGACGGCTGGTGGTGATTTATACGATCTCCCAAGCGGGGAAAGAATCCCGCGGTCAGTTGCGATTGAATTTTTAGCAAATACGCCTGCGCCGTGGGGTGGTTTTATTGGCCATGACGCGGCGCAGCGGATTTACTCACAGTCTGGAGACTTCACTGCGTCTGGTGGCTCGCAGGGCAGTCACGCTTTGCAGAATGAACTTCGGCAGGCTTTAGATGCATACACCGGCGATGAGCAGTCGCGGCGTGATACGGCGGCGAATACCGATCTGACTCGTGACTATTTTGATTTCACGCGTCTGATTGCGGATGGAATGATGGATTCAGCTGCGGCAGATAGGTTGATTGCCACTCGTCGTCTCGACATGGAGGAGCAGATAGGCAATATCATGCTCAACTGGTCTCAGCAAGACCGCGACCGCTTCAATACGATCTACGGCGACTTCGAGAAGGAGTTTGTAAGCGAGGCGCGTGCTGGCAAAGATCCAGGTGTTGCGGCAGAGCGTGCAATGGCCGGCGTCACCCAGCAGTTTAATCGTGCGCGAGAGGCGTCTGAAGAAGGGTTCCGCGGTCGGGGCATATCCTCCGATAGTCCACAGTCGGTATCGACACAGCGAGGGTTGGGCATCGGCGAGGCTCTTGGCAGGGTGTCGGCGGCAGACCAGGCCCGTCGCGCTACTGAGAGCGAGAATTTCGCGCGCAAGCAGGTCGCGCTCGGGCTAGGGCTCAGGCTTCCGAGCGAGGCTGCGAGTCAGGCTGCAACGGCTGGCGGGTTGTTCGGCGGCGGTGCCAATCTCCTGAATGCTTCGGCTGGCGCATTGAGTGGCGCGGCAGGTATCGCGGGTGATGGTGCGCAGGGGTATGGGAACTCTTTGCTGAATCGGGCAGGGATGTTCCGCCAGCAGGCGAGTACTGCGCGGGGGATCGGGTTGAATCAGGGGGCGCAGATGACCGCTGACAAACGAGCAGAAGCGGCGGGGTGGGGCGAACTGACGGGGGATGTATTAAACATGTTTGATTTTGGATTTGGAGGATAGAAATTATGTCATCGATAGGATATGGATTGCGGGGATTTTCAGCAGGGTTTGAACGCGGTACACAGCGAAGGCAACGTGATCACGCATTGGATCTACAGGAGAAGCGGCAGACTGCGGCTGATACGGCAGCGCAACGCAGTGCTACGCGTCAGGACAGGCAGGATGCGGCCAAAGAAAGGCGTGCGGCACTCAAGGATCAGCGCGATACTGCGACTTTCAACCAGGGGCAGCAGGATCGCGAAGCTAAGTTGTACGACCTGAGCATTGAACGGTTACATCAGGGCGTTCGCTTGATTAATGCTGGTGGTGATGCAGCTCAGGTAAGTGCTCAGATAGGACAGGGTTTACCTAAAGAGTTTCAGCCCAACATTACTGTCATTGATGTGCAGCAGGGTGTCGATAAGAATGGCCAGCCTGTAAGCGAGAATGTGTATTCTATCGAGTTTGACGGCAAACCAATCGGCGGCGGTAAGGGTTTCACGAGCGATGCCATCTTCCGCGGCTCTCTGGATCCTACCGTTGCCCTTGATCAGTTCTCTGCGGGAGCCAAGATCGATGCTGGCATTCCTGGCAAGGTGGCTGAAGCTGGTGCAGCAGAGCTTGGTGTCCGGACAGGACAAGCCGCTGAAGATCAGTCCGCGTTGGGCATCAGGGCAGAGACTGGCGCCGTTGCGCAAGAACAGGAGCTGGCTGGCGCACAGCGAGGCTTGGGTATCCAGCAGGCTCAAGACAAGGCCGCAGATTTACCTGCCGCTGCTATAGAGCGTGGCGCACAGCGTACTCGTGCGGCTGCCGGAGAGACGCGGGCTCAGGAGAAGCATACGGTTGATATTGCGACGGCGAGGGCAAAAGCTGAGCGGGGCGGCTTAAGCTCCGAAGCGTCTACGAAACGCATGGATTCTATTCGGGATGATATCATAAAGGCTGAGGGTACTGGCCGATTTGCAAATGCCAGCGCAAGCCGTGAAGAGCTTTATTCTTTGATGAGCGATAGCCAGCTCCGCAACGAATTGACGAGTTTACAGCGGCAGATAAAAGAAACCGAGGGGCTAGTTTCGCGTGGCAAACAAGTAGAAGGGCTTAGGCGTAACTCGTATGAAGAGGGGGCTTTCCCAGAGGATGAGGCTCTTACAGATCGCGCTGGGTTGGCCGACCGCCAGCGTTATCTACGTGATCATGTTACATCGATTCAGTCATTCTTCGGTGAGGCTGATGAATCGCTTGGAGTAAGGATTGCGGCAGAGCCGGACCCAACGAGTTTGCCGCCTGAAGTTCGTAGACCTGCCGCTCCAGCGCAACAGGGCGTAGGTGGTATTCGGCCACAGGCCGTTGCACCTGCCCTTGAAGTTACGCCGGGTAAGACCGCATCGCAGGTTACCGATGGCATGATTCAGAATGCCGCACGTAGGTTCTCTGGTTCAACCCAAGCAGAGTCGCAGGGGATCAAGACTGACAAAGAGGTCGAGGACCGGCTTCGTGTCCTGCGTGAGAAAATGGGTGACGAAAAATGGCTTAAGAAGTATGGTGCTTTAACAAATTAGGAGCAGCGATGGCGCGCGGCATATACGACGAAGGCTCTGGGCAACTGCCCTCCCTCACATTCGATGAAGAGGACAACTTTGGCATACTGCCATCCCTTGAGTTCGATGAAGCACTACCTTCTCTCGAGTTCGACGACGATCCGGCATTGGACCCGATCGATTCGAAGCGCACGGGCATAGCCTTCGACAACGGCCAGGTTGAGCAGAACTTCCAAGACTGGTATCAGGGCTGGGCGCGTAAGTCAGGAATCAGTACGGACCCCGATGCACCGGGCCACAAGTACGATTATAGGGCTGCGTACAGGAATGGCCAAGAGCCAGCAATCAGCAAAGAAGATGGGCGCTACCATTGGCCGAGCGAGCACAAGACCCCCGATCACCCCAACCGCTTCGTTGATGGCATTGATACGATTACTGGCGAACCGCAATTCACTCCGCGACTGGACCTGCTGTCGACCCCGTCTGCATTCAGCGATGATCCACGTATGGGTCTATCACCGGATGAAGTGCGGCGCCGTGGCGGGAGCGCTGGTGAGGCCGAGGCGTTTATCGAAGAGGTTGAAGGCATCCCTTCCCCCCGCCATCCGGCAGACGCTCTCCGCGATACTCGGTTGCGTTTTCAGGCACGCGGCCAGTACGACCAGGCGGCGAGTTCAAGGGCTAATGCAGAGGCTATACTTGATTTCCGGACAGATCAGTTGGCGAAGTTGAAAGGTGGCATTTCGCTACCGGGCCAGCAGCCTACTGGACAAGAGCAGGTATTGCAGGACAGTATTGATCAGGCCGCGCAGGATTTGACGGTACTTAAGAAGTTCGAGGAGAGCAAGTTCTTGGATCTGCCCGATCCTCACTTCTTGGATTTGGCTAAAAAAGGCCAGATCAAGAATGATTCTCTTACGCATCTTCGAATGGGCCAACTCCGTAGCCATACGACTCAGGATCTAGCTATTCAGTTTGGTGCGAATCAGAAGATGTCCGATAGGCTGTATGAGAATCTTAATGCGTTAGATGAGGCTGGCGGCAAATTAGGTGTGGAAGATGGACAGGTAATGCGAGGCTGGCACGGCGCGATGCAATCGGCTGCCCCAATGCTTGAATCGATCGGTCTTGGTGCAACTACGTTCGGCGTTGGTGATAAGGCTTATTGGGTAGGGCTTGGCCGTGGTGAGATACTGTATGAGATACTGAAGCAACGTGGCCAGAAGCCGAGCGAGGTACCTGCCGCAGAAATGCAGAACCTTCAGAATATTGCTAATGTAGCTGGTGCGGCATACGGTGCAGTTGAGTATTTGAGCAACAGCGTGGGGCCAGCGGCCACGTTCTTCGGTAAGGACTGGGCAACTGGCGCGGCCCGCAATGTGTTGAGGAAGAAATTCGTCAAGGCGATACTTACCGATAATAAGCTGGCGAATGCTGGCACAGCAGCGTTGATTAAGTGGATTGTTAGGACCGCTGGCGAAGGCGCGGAAGAGACTGGGCAGGCTGCCGTTGTAGAATGGGCACGTCTTCAGGACACGAGCGCCGGCAATAAGCGGTTCGATCTAAAGCAGGTTGGCATGGAGGGTCTACAGAGTTTGCCGTCCGTAGCCTTCCTGACCCTGCTTGGAGGCGGTGCGAATACCGTTATCCAGGGCAAGCGTGCCGCTGATATCTCCGCTGAATACGATATTAGCTTTGAAAATGCCGAAAAGGTCATGCGTGCCCATGAGCTATGGGGGCGGGCGGCGAATACCGACAATGCTAATCTCAAAGACGATCTACAATCTGAAGCATCTGGGCTGATGACTGAGGTTAAGCAGGGTGCGCAGGATAGGGCTCAGCTTGGACAGGCATTCGATGTGGCCGCAAATGGTGCGGCTTTGCGCGAGAAACAGCAGCAGGGGATTCCGCTCACTTTACCTGAGACCCGCGAGATGCGTATGGCAGAGGTGGGCCGGCCGCTCACTGAAACCGAGGAAGCTGTCGACAACGATATACTCGATGCCAAGATCAACCATATCCTATCGACTGGATCTACCGCCGGTGTCGTCGATCCCGCAGCGCCTACCGATGTTCAGTTGCCTTCCGAATCGCAAGAGGCCGGAGAGCCATCGCTCCAGCCTGCACCTGCAGAGCCGGCGACCGTCCCCAACGCGGTCCCG